CAGGCTGCTGCCCGGCGTCCGCGATCAGGTCGTTCAGCCTCTTGAGGGTCGGCAGCAGCTGGCCGCGCTTTTCGAGCGCGTTGACCGTCTCCTGGAGAACCACTGGATCGACGCCGGCGGCGAGCGCTTTCTGCACCAGCGGCTCGACCGTCGGCTTGCTGCGCGGATCCATGCCCGCCGGGTACTGGATGGCCGCCGGGGCCTGCGGTGTTGCCGGCTGCACGGGCGGCGGCGCACCTGGCGCGGCGGGCGCCGGCGGCGAAACGCCAGGGGGAGTCCCGGGCGGAACCGTCGGCGGAACAGCCCCAGGCGGGGGAGTCCCTGCCGCGGGGGGGATGACGGGCGGGGTAGTCGCGCCCGCCGGGGGCTGAGTAGTAGGCGGCTGCGCCAGCTGGTTCTGGCGGCCCTCGTACAGGCCGAAGGGTCCGCCCATGACCGCGCCGGCGACCGCGCCGCCGACCGCCTGGTTCAGGACGCCCTCGAACAGGTCCTTATCCTTGTCGCCGGCCCCGATCGCCGCCTTGTTGGCGATGAGCTGCTCGGTGCCGGACTGCGCGAACTCCTGGGCCGACTCGCCGAGCGCACCGGTCGCGGCCGCCCGCAGGGGCGTCTTGGAGAGCGCCGAGGCCGCGCCCTTGCCGATGAGGCGCCCGAAGAAGGCGCCCATAGGAGCGCCCAGGAGGCTCGTGGTGAGGCCCGCCTGGAACCCGGCCACAGAGGCCGCCTCCATCGCCACCGTGTCAGCAGCGTAGGCGTGGCGCTCCTCCCAGGTCATATTCTCGTCGGTCGAGTCGAACACCTGGCGATACCGCTCGTTGGTCGCGAGCTTCGCCGGGTCCATGTTCTTGACCATCTCGTAGGCCGAGGGGGCCGAGGTCATCGCGGACACCGCGCCCTCGCCGGCGCCGAAGCCGGCCGCGCCGATCACCGAGTCGACCACCGCGAGCTTCTTGGCAGCCGCTGCGGCACGGGCCGCCTGGGCAGCCGTGGCCCCGGTCCGGGTGCCCTGCTGGACGGCCGTCTGCAGAGCAGCGCGTCCGACCGGATTGGCGAACGCCTGCAGGACCTTGGTGATCCCGCCGCCCACGCCCATGCCGGCCATCGTTCCGAGAACCGACTCAGCGCCCATCGCCGCCGCCGTCCTCAGGCCCGCGTCACCCCACTCGTACTCGCCCGTCTCCGGGTTCTGGACGACAAACTGCTTGGCCATCTCCTTCTGCATGGCCGGAGACAGGCTCTGCGTCCAGTAGTCCACGGCATCGTTGCCGAGGGTCTCGATCGCCCCGCCCACGTCCTCGAGTCCGATCGCTTTCAGGACCCAGCCGGCGCCGGCGCCCAGACCCGCTCCGCCCCGCATGATGAGGCGGCCGTAGTCGGACCACTCCGGGGTCATCGGCTCCGGTGGGGCGGGCTCGAGGTCCTCGAGCGGCGCCCGCGGCCGCAGCGGCAGGAACTGGGCGTCGATCTCCGGGGAGACCTCGAAGGTCTCGCCGGTGTACGGGTCCGTTGCCAGCCGTGGCCCTTGGGGATCGAACAGGTTGGCGGCCACCAGCTACTCCCCGAAAAGGCGGGTGTAGATGTCCCGGTTGATATTGCCCGTCGGGTTGTTGGGGTCTGCGAGCGTTCTGCCAGCCCACGAGCCCACCCCGGAAGCGATCCGGCGGTTGATCTCGGCGGTGTCTGGCTGCGGCCCGAGGATGGAGTCGAACAGCGTGCTGCCTTGCGGCTGGGTCGCTGGAGCGGCCGCGCCCGTCCGGCCCGTGTACCCGCCGGGCGGCGGGCCTTTCTGCGGCGGCGTCATGCTGGTGGCCGGCTTGCCGGCGGCCTTCTCCGCGGCCGCCTCCTTGGTCGGGCCGGGCTGTACCGGCTTGCCGCCAGTCAGCCTCGAGACGGCCGCCTGGCCGGCGCCTCGAACCTGCTCCTGCTGCGCGTAGAGCGCGTCGATGCGGCGCTGGTAGCTGGCGATCGTGGCATCGTCCGCCCCCTCGCTGCGGGCGCTCATCAGCTCCTGCTCCCAGGAGTCGATGCTCTTGCCGATGTCCCCAAGCTGCGCGTTCGTCGACCGGATCACATCATCCAGCGTCTCCGACTCCTTCAGCTTCAGCTGGAAGCTGCGCATGGTCGCGTCGCGCTGCGCATCCCACTTCTTGGCGTCCTCCGCCATCGCCTCGGCGTGCGCGAACCCGGCCTGCTGCTCGCCGGCGCGGGCCGCCGTCTCCATGCCGAACATCTCCTTGGCATGCTCCTGGCTCGCCGTCGCCTGCCCCTTCAGGAACTCCTGGTTCTGGGCCTGCAGATCTTTCTGTGCCTGGATCCCCAGCTCCTGCAGCGCCTTCTGGCGCATGAAGGCGATCTCGTCGTCCTCGCGCTGCGCGACCTTCATGCCAACGGCAAAGAGTCCCTTGCCGAAGGTCTCGACGGCGCCTGCCCAGTTGGTCATTGCGGTCTCCTCAGGGCGGCCTGCACTCCCGCTCGAACCGGGCTGTTGGCCTGGCGGGACTGTTCGACCATCTGCGTGTACTGCGGGGACGCCTGGCCGGAGTCGACCTCCTTGGCGATGTTCCAGGCCCACACGTCGCTGGCCTCGGCCGAGATCGCCCTGCCCTTCTTCGGGTCCTTGAGGGCCCGCTCACCGACAGCCTTCTCGGCCTCCATGAGCGCCATGGCGGCTTCCTGCTGGTACTGCTCGCTCTCCGGGTCGAGGGGGAACGCCTTGGCCTGCACGCCCAGGTCCATGAGCATCTCGATCACCTCGGAGCCGGCATGCCACAGCACGTCCGGGTCGAGCTGCTCCTTATTCGCCTTGGCGGTGTTCTCGATCACCTGGGCGATGTTCGCCGCGTGCCGGCCCACGGCCTGATGGATCGGCAGGTCGGCCTGATTCATGGCGGCCAGCGTCTGCCGCGGGTTCTTGTAGATCAGCTGCGCCGCGAAGCGCACGATCTTGTCGTACTGCTGCTGCTCCTCGGGGGTGACGGCCTCCTCGCCGGGATCCTGCAGGCTCGCCGCGTCGACGCCGGGCGGGAGGCCGGTTGGGTAGCCGGGGCGGTTGAACAGGTCCTGGCCGACGGCCACTTTCGTCCTGGCGTCCTTGCGTTGAATGGCCTCGTCCTCGGTGATGTTCCCTTCCATGCGCTCGAGGTCGGTGCCGGCGTTGTCCATCGCCATGCGCTGGACGCTGCGGGCCTTGCGCTCGCTCCCGGGCTGCTGCGTCTTAGGCATTGACGTACCTCACCTTGGCATTCTGGCGCGGGAACAGGTCGCCGGCCGGCGCCATGGGCTTCTGCTTGCCCTGGGAGGGCTGCTCGACCTGCGATGCCCGGATGTTGCTCGCGAACAGGGAGGGCTTCTCGGACTCCTTCGGCTTCTTGGCCGCCTCGCTCTCGGGCGGAGTCGGCTCCATCCCGGGGCCCGGGATCGGCCCCGGCCCGCCGCCTTTGTAGGTGGTGCCGTAGAAGGCGCCCTGCCACCGCTTGGCCTCCTCGGGGTTCGGCTGCATCAGCGCCCCGAGCGCCTGCGTGCCGCTCGAGGCCAACAGGATCTTCTCGCCGAGCGTCAGGCCGGCCGCGGCCCCCGTTGGGGCAGTGGCAGCTCCAGTCGATCCGGCCAGGACAGTCCCGGTGCCTGCCGGCGCGGCGCCAGCCCCAGGCCCAAGCACCGTGCCAGCTCCAACAGGAGCGCCGGCGCCCGCCGAGCCCGAGCCCAGTGCGCCGCTGACGAGCGAGGGCGAGCTGGTCGAGGCCAGCGTGGCCGCGGAACCTGCGGCCGCCCCGTAGGCACCGCCCGCGACAGCGCCGATGCCTTCGCCGATCGCCGCGCTCGAGAAACCGGCGGCCGAGAGCTGGGCGGCGGTTGCCCCGGCTACGCCAGAGATCCCGAGGCCGCCGGAGCCCGCCGCAAGGGCGCCGCCCGCGAGGCCGCCCGCCGAACCGAGCGAGCCCATGCCCATCGCGGCCGCGGCCTGCGAGAAGACACCGGTGCCGGCGGTCGCGCCGGCGCCAATTCCAGCTCCGGCCAGTCCTCCTCCGGCGAAGCCTGGCATGGAGGCGGCGAATGCTGCGGTGGGGGCGAAAGCCGAGAGAGCCAGGCCGGCGGTGAAGTAGACCGCGGCCGCGATGAGGAGCGGCTTCCAGATCTTCTTGACGACGTTGACGACGGACTTAAAGACCTTCTTGATGCCCTTCACTACGCCGCTCATGGTCGCTCCTCGTTTTCACATAGACCGCTCCGACCCTCCTGAATCCATGGCGCCGGTAGAGAGCCTCCGTTCGGTCCACGTCGATCCCGCTGGATTGCGCGACCGTCACGTCGCCGACCCGAGGAACGCTCCATGCCCATCGCTCGAAGGCCCGCAGGAGCTTGGCTCCATCGCCGGGCGTTTCGGCGTAGAAGATCAGGTCCGAAGCACTCCTGCTTCGCGACCACCACAGGTCCTGGGCCACTCCCAGGATGACGCCGGTGAGTGTGCCACCATGCTCGGCCACGAAACAACAGCCGAGGGCGCTGTTGACGCAGTGACCGAACGCCTTGGAAACGCTGGCGCGATCAATCTCCATCCTCGAGTAGGGCGTCTGCTCCAGGAGTCGCTTGCCGAGTTCCCAGAACCGGGGGAAGTCATCTATGCGCCCCTTGCGGATCATCCACGGAACTTCCACCCGGACTCGAGCATCGAGTCGATCTGCTTCAGGATCTTCCTGTTCCGGTCGGTCTTCTTCGGGCGCGGCCCCGTGCCGCGGAGGTACGCGGTCATCTCCTCGGACAGCCGCTCGCGACCATCGCCAACGTCGACCGTCCCGGCCTGCAGGTCGATGTTGGCCGGCAGCGGCGGCTTCTTGTCGGAGGTCACGACGCCCAGCGGGTCGAACGCTCTTTTCGCCGCCTTTGAGCTGTAGGTCGAGCCGCCGCCAAAGAGACCCAGCGGGTCATAGCCCGTCACGTCGGCGAGCTGCCCGGCGGTCCCCGGAAGGTTGACGCCACCGGAGGCGTACTTTCCGATGTCATTGAACACGCGGTTCTCGCTGCTCTTTACGGCCGGGGGCTTGGGTGGAAGTCCGCCCTGTACCGAGATCTTCGGGCCGCCACCTCCTGTCTTGACTGCGCCCCCGGCGGCCGTCCCGCCGGGGGCCATCAAGGGTTTCCGGCGGCCCCCCCTGATGGGGCTGTGCCGCTCGGCCACAGTGGACTCTGGGCGTAGTAGGCGGCCAGCGCCGAGAGGTCGGAGTCCAGGCGCGAGTAGGCGTTCGCGACACCGGTATTCTGCTGCGTCGAGCTGAGTTTCGGCGTGGTGTAGATCTGGGTGATCTCAGCCGAGGCCGAGGCTTGGCGGGCCGCGACGGCCGTGAGGTACTGCGCCTGCAGCTGAGCTGAGCGGTCCTTGTCGGCCACGTCCGAGGTGGCGGCCGCCTGCGCCTCGATCTGCTCGAGCGTGTTCTGGTGCTGCTGGTTGAGGCGCTCCATCTCGTCCTGGGCTTCCTGCTCGGTCAGGATTCCGCGCTGCTGGTACTCGACCAGCAGCAGGTTCTGGTTGTTCTGGAATCGCTTGTCCTCGAGCTTGAGCTGGATCCCGCCCTCCTGGTCCTTCAGCATCGTGTCGAAGTTGAACTGCTGCAGTTGCAGCTTGGCGTTCACGTCGCCCTGCGCGGCGATCTGCGACAGGCGATGCAGGTTCTCCTCGGCCGAGAGCTTGGAATCGAAGCCATACTTCACGGCCATCAGCTGGGCGTCGATGTCGCCCTGCTTGGCCTGCTCGATCAGCCTGTTGGCGTGGTCGAGGTTGTGGACCTCCTTGGTGATCTGGCCGTTCAGGGTGGCCAGCTCCTTCTCGTAGCCCGCCTGCAGGCCGGTCAGGTAGGCGTTGATGTTGCCCTGCTCTTTGAGCTTGCCCAGCTCCTGGTAATAGGACATCTCCGCCATGCGGAAATCGTTGATGGTCTGCGCGTTCTGCATCGCCCGCTGCGAGTAGGTCGCGGCGTCCTGCTGGGCGATCGGCAGTGCCGCGTTCATCTGCGCGAGCTGCGAGGCGCCCATCGCCAGGCTCGAGTTCTGCAGGCCGCGGCCGGCGGCGGCCGCGCTGGCCCGCTGACGCGCCTGCACCAGTAGCGGGTTGCCCTCGTCGAACAGGCTCTTGAGCTGTCCGGCGACCGTCTCGGTGGGCTGGTCCACGCGGGAAATGTAGGGCCTGAAGGTCCGGTCTTCTTGCGAGAAGGGCCCTTCGGTGGTTGTACCTCCCGTCGATACCAGGGAGGCTCTCGCGGGGGGCGCGGCCGCGGCGCTCATGCCGAGTGTCGGCGCGTCGGTCTGCGTGCCCTCGAACAGCGGCTGAGCCGTCGAGGCCATCTCCGGGTTGATCGTGGTCGGCGCCTTCGCCCCCTGGGCGGACAACGCCGTCTCCTGCTGCGCGGGCTTGGGCGGCTCGAGGTCCGGCGGCTTGGGCAGCTGGAACAGGTCTTCTGGGTTCGTTGCCATGTCGGTTCTCCGCGTCGCGGCTCAGCGTACCACCTCGCGCACCATCGCTTCGAGATCCTGGAACTCGCGCTGCAGAATCTCCAGGTCCTTCTCTATGGGAGGGAAGCACTCCTTTTCGCAGGTCTGCAGCCACGCCAGTCGCAGCAGCTCGATCCTCGTGCGGACGGACTCGAGCTGCAGCTCAATATTCGGCGGCAGCCTGTTCAATCAGGACCTGCTTCCAGTCGTCCCACTTCTCGATGACGACCTGCCACCGCTCTTTCTTGGAACTCGCCATCGCGGTCAGAAAGAGCAGCTCCCAGCCGATCGCCCGGATCTGGGCCTTCCGCTCCTTCTCGGCCTGCTTTTCCTCTTTGCTCTTTGCCATGTTCGCTCCTCAGTTGTGGCTAGGGGCGCCGGCCACCAGCCCGATCACGCGGGCGATGGCCAGCTCGGCCTGGGTCACCTCGTTCAGCACGGCCGCGTAGTGCGGCGGCTCGACGCGGGCCTTCCCCATGATCTCACGGACCTCGTTGAGCGCCCTGAGGGCGTCCATCAGGTGGTCCGAGAGCAGCACAGCATGGAACTCGCTCATTTGGCGTGCAGATGGTTGGTGATGTAGTGCCAGATCGCATACCCCACTCCCAGCAGCAGCCCCCAGCCGGCCCGCTCGGCCCAGCGCACGCCGATCTCTCGGCGGTCATTCTGGGTGGCCGACCTGTCCTTCACGATCGGCTCGAGCTGCTGCTGAACGGCGCGAAGCTGATCCACCAGCCTCGCGACCTCGGCCTGGTAGCGGTCGCGTGACGCCTGATGATCGTTCCGCAGGGTCTCGACTGCCGCGTGAAGCCGCGAGATGTCCTGCTGAAGGGTGTGAATCAAGGCGGGCCAGGCCCAGTCGTCTTTCTCATTCATCTGGGCACTCACCGTACACGAACCAGCCCGACAGGTCCGGGCTGTTGGAGCGGAAGGCGAACTTCGTGACACGCACGAGCCCGTTTTGCGTCGGCTCGTGGCATTCGACGATCTCGCCAGCCCTCCGCACGGCCTCCTCGTCGGTCGCGGCGTACTTGGCGGAATTCTCGTCCGACCAACACACGCGATCGCAGTGGCCAATGACCCGGCGCGGATCGCAGTGGGTATAGAACCTGTCCGCGCAGGCCCGATTCATCCACGCCAGCACAAAGAGGTGGTCGCTGTCTGAGCGAAACTTGCACCAGCGAGGGCGCGGCCAGTTGTCCGCCATGCCGCGGTAGGCCGCATCCTGCATCACCAGCAGATAGAGCGCCCGGCTGCGATCGAGATTGCCGTCAATGAACGTACTCAACCGGGCCTCTCCTCATCTGAACTGGGGTCCGTGGATCCACACCGCCAGGGCGTAGCGCACCCCGGACTCGATCGGAGTCACTCGATGCGGCGCCCAGCTCGGGAAGCACAAGGCGTCGCCCTGCTGGATATACAGGGGCTCCCATTCCTTGCCGTCCATCAGACGCAGGCGGCAGCCCGTGTAGTCCGCAGGATCGGAGAGCTGGACCACCAGCGACAGCTTGCGGTTCGAGGACAGCCCTCCGCCGAAGTCCTGGTGCCAGTCGTAGTGCCCCGGCGGCTCGCCCTCGAGGACCTCGTACTTGAGGAACTGCGGCGGCTCGCCGAGCCCGGTGAGGTCGAAACGGTAGAAGTCGCGATTCGCCCAGGCGATCTTCGAGGCGATGCGATCGTAGACCCAGGTCAGGTCCTGCTTCTTCTGCCTCCACAGCGAGGTCGACTTCACGCACCGGTAGCTCTTGTCGACGATGCCGGTGTTGTTCCCGCCGTTGCCGATCATGGCGAAGCCGAGCCCAAGCTCCTCGCCGGCGCGGATGATCTGCTTGCACTCCTCGGGCGAGAACATGCGGTTGTCGCCTGACCACTGGACATGGGTCGGCAGGAAGACCTGTTGCTCGGGGCGGATCGGATACGGAAGTTCGCTCATGGTGTCACCCTCTTACGGTTGCGGCCCAACGCCGTAGTTTCTCAGCACCACCGACACGTTCTCCGAGGACTGGTTGCCCTTCGAGTCGGTGATGGTGCAGGTCGCCCCGCCGGTATAGATCTCCCACAGGCCCACCAGGGCGCGGATGATCTGCGACGAGGCATTGGTCGGATTCAGGAACTCGGCTCCCGCCGAGAGGCTGTGCCAGGAATAGGTCACGGGCGGGAACCCGCCGGTCTCGGACGCCGAGAACACGGTCGACTGAACGTATCTCGCGCCGGTGTTGCCGGAGCTGGTCACCTCGCTGCTGCTCGGGGTAACCGTGAGATTGAGTCCCGCAGGGCCCATGGGACCCGTGGGGCCGGCAGGACCTATCGGTCCAACCGGGCCAACGCTGCCGGTGGGTCCTCTTGGGCCTGCAGGACCAGGCATGCTGAGTCCAGTCGGGCCGGTGGGTCCGGTTGGACCGGTGAGCCCCGTGGGCCCTCTTAATCCCTGGGGCCCAGTCGGGCCAGCAGGCCCGGTGAGCCCCGTGGGCCCCGTCGGGCCTATCGGCGATAGGCCAGTCGGTCCCGGCGGGCCAGCGGGCCCCGTCGGTCCAGCGGGGCCAGCGGGCGACGGACCAACAGGCCCCGGCGGGCCGGTGAGGCCAGAAGGCCCAGTCGAGCCCGTGGGTCCAGGGGGGCCGGGGGGTGACGCACCCGGAGGTCCTGGAGGTCCAACAGGCCCGACCGGGCCAATTCCTGGGGGGCCAGCGGGGCCCCTGGGTCCCGTTGGACCGCGGACGCCGACAGGACCTGTCGGGCCGGGCGGGCCTTGCGGGCCGACCGGGCCCACGGGACCCGCGATGCCGAGGTCTTCGCCCGGCCCTTGCGGGCCTTCCGGGCCCGTCACGCCGATCGCCCCGGTGGGTCCGGTGGGGCCTTGCTGGCCTCGCGGACCCATCAGTCCCACGGGGCCGATCACGCCGACCTCGTGGGTATCGAACTGCGACAGGACGCTCATTTACCCGGGCGGACCCGCTGGGCCGATCGGTCCGATCGGGCCGGTGGGACCGGTGGGACCCGGAGGCCCAGTGAGGCCCGTCGGGCCAGTAGGTCCAATCGGGCCCGGGTTGCCCTGGGGCCCCGGAGGACCCGTCGGGCCGGTGGGTCCGGTGAGCCCGGTCAGGCCGGTGAGTCCAGTCGGGCCGACGGGCCCAGTGGGGCCCGTGAGTCCCGTGGGACCCGTTGCGCCTGTTGCGCCGGATGGACCGATGGGACCCGCCGGGCCGGTGGGGCCGATCGGGCCGGTGGGGCCCGCCGCACCAGCAGGGCCGGTGGGGCCAGCAGGGCCGGTGGGTCCGAAAGGACCGACGGGCCCCGGCGGACCGGGGACGTTTGAAGTTCCGGCGGGACCGGTGGGTCCGGTGGGTCCGGGCGGACCAATGGATCCTGCCGGGCCGATGGGGCCGACGGGACCCGTGAGACCGGTGGGGCCCAGGGGGCCGGAGGGCCCAATGGGCCCGGGGTTTCCGGTCGGCCCCGGAGGGCCGGGCGGGCCGGCTGTTCCGACAGGCCCCACGGGGCCAACTGGGCCCGGGGGTCCGACCGGTCCCGTGTCCCCAGTCAGCCCCGGGGGTCCAGCGATTCCCGTGGGGCCGGGCTGACCTGTCGGCCCGCGGTAGCGCCACTGCAGGTAGTTGCTCATCAGACGCCCCTGATTCGCCACCCGAGGGCGTCGTTGCAGAACGCCAGTCCGAAGCTGGCGTTCGACGTGTCGACGATCATCGGCTCATTGAGGCCCATGATCGCCTTGCCGTTGCCGTTGATGGTGATGGGGTTATCACCGATCACCCCGCCGACGTGCATGATGTTGATGGGCTGGTCGCTGATGCTCGGCGTGGCAGGCAGCAGGAAACTCACCGCCCCGCCCGACACGTTCACCATGACATCCTGGCCGGCGGTCAGCGGGTAGTTGCTCTGCGGGCCGTTGACCAGCTGGTGCAGGATCAGGCTCTTTCTGGCCTCGGTCAGGTCGATCATCACGGACCAGCTCGACGGATTGAACGAGCTGGTCGAGGTGTGCGCGGAGACGCAGAGGTAGATGCTGTAGTTGTAGGCCGCCGGCGCCCGCACCACGTCGTTGACCGTGTAGAACGTCGAGGGCTGCCAGTCGCCCTTCCATACGAACCCGGCGTTGAGGATCGTCAGGGCGCCCGCCCCGTCGAACCCAAGCGACTTGCCGGCACGCTGCGAGTCGCTGAACGTGCTTTGGTAGGTCGCCTCCGTGGGCGTGCCGTAGGTGAATCGAATCGACCGGTCCATCTCGAGGGCGACTTTCTCGAGCGCCTCGTCGATCTCGGCGAACTTGGAATTGACCTGCTCCGATCGGGCTGTCTGGCCCGGGATCAGGTTGGCGACGAAGGTCCAGAAACGGCTCGACATCAGGTACTCCTGTTCAGGCGCCGCATCGACTCATGGAAGGTCACTCCGTTCAGCGTGTGCGGCAGCTCATCTGCTGCCTCGCTCGAGAACAGGAGCCCGATGTTATATCCAGAGCCCTCCAGCTTGAAGGTGGCCTGGGCCTGGATTCCGGCGCTCCAGCGAAATTCGTTCCAGTTCGACACGTCCCAGAAGCCGCCGCCGCCGGTCATGGTCACGTCCTTCACGGGCTCGAAGCTCGAGGTCGGATCGGCATTCGAGTAGTCCACCGTGGCGCGAAGCGAGGTGGGCCCGCGAGTCGAGAGGTCGACGTGCGCAAGGCGATACCGCTTGATGCGCGACGGCACCCCGGAGTGGTGGAACACCAGGCGGGCGAACGCCTGGATCGGCTCGCCGTCGAACGAGGTGCCGGAGTCGGCCTGGTAGACGTACCCAGTTTCCGACCCCATCAGCAGCAGCTCATTGCCGTCCGCGTCTTCGCCGGAGAAGGCGCACTTGACGCTGATGCCGTAGTCGCAGGTCGTGAATCCGCCGATCTTCTTTCCGATGAACCCGACCGAGATCACCCGGCCGTTCGAGAAGAAGTAGCGCAGGCGGTTCTTCGATCGTGCCGAGACGCTGGTCACGATCATGTTCTTCAGCTCTCGGATCAGCGGCTCGATCAGGGCCGAGACGTTGTTCGAGGAGAAGTTGCCGAAGTCCTGGGCGGCCGCGAGCGTCGTAAAGCCGCGGTCGTCGATGAAGAAGCCCTGGCCGAAACGCTGGATCGACCCTTCATAGGCGCCAGTCTCAACGCCGAAGTTGTCGTTGCTATAGCCGTCCGCCTCATTGCCGGTGATGACGCGGGTGCTGTTGCGCGAGAACGCGAACAGCGCCCCGCCCACTTCCTCGAGCAACCCCGTGACGTTGTCGCCTACCGCCAGCTCGAACGCGCCGGTGATGGCGGTCCAGTCCGAGGGCTCGCCAGTGCCGGACTTCTGGATCGAGCCGCCGCGGAAGCTGAGCCACAGCTGATTCTTGTGGATCGCCAGGTGGGTCGGGCGGTCATCACTCGTGCCGGTCTCGAGGAAGCACAGGAACTCCGGAGTGTTCTGGAACTCGAATGCCTTGCCGACCTGGTTGACGCCGTAGAGCCGCTTCCGGGCATCCTCGCCATAGAAGTTGTGGACGCGGAAGTCATAGCGGCCGCCGGCGGGCAGCGACTGAGCGGTATCCGTCCCAACCGCCACCGCAGCTCCGCTCGGGCTGGTCAGCGTGTCATTGTCGACGAACGCCCCGGTAACGCCCGAAAGGATGAAGTACCCCTCGGCGTCGTGCGTATCCCAGTCGCCCTTGGTGATGACGATCCTGCGCACCACTCCGGTCGCGCCGCTGGCGCCGGTAATCGTCTCGTTGATCGCCGGCGCGGTGTTGCCCGCGTCGAACGCCAGCCGTCGGCCCATGGCGACGGGCTCCCATCCGGAAGCGGTCGCCTTGTGCATGATCGCGGCCGACGAGCCCAGGTTGTTGCGGATCGCGTAGGCGACGCCGTTGTAGACGGCCACACCCAGCACGGGACCCTCTCCGGGGACCGCCTCGATCTGCGCCCTGGCGTACTCCTGGACTGTGTGCAGGTACTCCGCATGCTCCTCGTCGGTCGAGGCGTCGTTGGCCGTAGGCGTGCCGTGGATCACGCCAAAGGCAGTGCCGCCGACCCGCACGTTCTCACCGTCGATGAACGTGCCGCTCACAGAGCGCAGCGCGAGATACCCCTCGGGCTGAGTCGAATCGGCCGTTGAAATCGTGACGCCCGATGCGCCGCTGGTCGCGCCATTCACGGTGGCGCCCAGGGCCGGGTAGTAGTTCGAGTTGCCGCCGACGAAGTACAGGATCCAGTACAGCGCCTCCGAGGGCTTGGGCCGCCCGTCGAGCCGCTCGAATCCCTCGATGCGCTCATACCCGCCGCGCATCGCCACCTCGTAGTTCTTACAGGCCATGAGCTGGCCCGGCCTGACCTGTAGCGGGGTGTCGACGAGATTCAGCCCGCCCTGGAACGGGAAGCTGTCGCGGTCCGACACCAGGTTCGGGAGTTTCCTCGTGAACCTGCGTGCCGAGACCAGGTCCATTACGGGTGCCTCAGGTACAGGGGGGTGTCCTGACCGGCCATGCGCTCGTTCCGGAACGGCTCGAGCTGGTCGCTCTGCAGCTTCTCGAGGAGGTCGATGTACTCGGCCTCCATGCCGGAGATCACCTCGGCCGCCGCCTCGCGGTTGCCGTACATGATCGCCGCCCGGCAGATGATGATGCGGTGGTACTCCTCCGGGAGATCGGGCTCATCGTTGTCTGCGACCAGGCGCGTCGGGCGCTTCCAGAACTCGAGCCGGATCGGCAGGCTGGTGACCGGCCGATCCAGGAACAGCGTCCCCGCAGGATCCACCGAGAAGTACACGGGCGTCCCGGTGACCGGAGTGCGATTGAGCGTCTCCCGCATCAGTCGCCACTCCTGCCACTCGAGCTGCCGGGCCGTGTAGGTCCCGGCGTTGATCCACACGCTCGAGCGGTCGATCTCGCGGGCGCCGGTGGCGATGCTCTGCCCGGTCAGGGTGGTCTCGTACTGGACCCACAGGTACTTCCAGTCGCGCCACAGGTTGTCGATCCACAGCGAGGACTCGGCGATCCAGCGAACCACGTTCGCGTACTCGCCGGTCTGATTCTCGACCGTGTTCGGCCCCGTGCCGCCGGAGATGCCCAGCTCCTCGACGAGGTCCTGGCAGAGCTGACGGAAGTTCACGACTTCACGTTCTCCAGCAGCCAGGAGATGTTCTTCTTCTTCGAGCCGACCCCGGTCGCCGGCGTGCCGCCGGCCTTCATGACCATGGTGGCCAGCATGTGGCCGCTCAGCGTCTTGAGCCTCAGCTGACGATCTTCACCCCACTTGGCGTCGACCTCGGTCGTCCGCTCGACTGGCCGATCGACGATCGCCACCGGCTCCTCTGCCTTCGGCGGAGCGGCGATGGTCGTCACAGAGGGGAGGGCCTCGGTAGCCGCCTGTCTGGCCGCCTCGGCCTCGAGGTCTTTGGGGTCAGGCTGAGCGGCCTCCTCGAAGCTAATCGGCTTGCCGTCGGCGGTGTAATACTGGCCGTTCAGGAAATAAGCGGCCCTGGAGCTGCCGTACACGAGGGCAGCTCGGCTGAAGTCGAGATCCATGTCACCACTCCCAATATCGAATCGGGTCCCGGCAGATCACGCCATCCTTCATCTGCTGAGCCCGAACCTCGCTTTGCCGCGGGATTCTGACTGGCTGCTCGGGCCGCATGGCCTCCACAGCGTACAGCGCCGAGATCCCGTAGTCCGCGGGGTACATCGGGTCGGCACGCTCGAAATCACGCACGGATCGCCGCATGGCTGCCTCCAGACAAAGAGGGGCCGCACTGGGCGGCCCCTCTGAGTGTCACTCCACAGGAGACCGTTACTTGATCTTGTGGCCGCCCGGGGCGCTGGTCGCCGGCGGGCTCTGCGGGGTCTGGCGCTGTGCGTTGCCGTGCTTGTGGGTGGCTTCGCTCTTGGCCGGCTGCTTGTACGCGCAGCCGCTCTCGAGCGTCCCGCCCTGGGTGTTTGCTTCTCTCGTGGCCATGTGTTTCTCCTTAGAACCAGTCGACGACGACGGTGACGATGCCCGTGCCGGCCGGCGTGCCGCCGGTCGGGGCCACGGTGACCACCTCGACCTGGGTGATGCTGTCGCGCACCAGGTCGATCGTCTCACCCCAGGTGCCGCCGTCGCTCATGTTGTAGGCGTCGGTGGCCGCCGCCGCACCGCAGTTGAGCTGCGCGTACTTGTCGGCGTCGCCGCTGGTGCCGACCCGGACGTAGCCCGGGGTGGTGACCTGAGTGAACGTCACGGACGGCTGGAGGTGGATGTCCACCACGCGGCCGCCCTTGGCGCCCTTCGGCGGCTTGAGGGCCGTCGCGAACGCGCTCGTGAAGTTCTGCGAGCCCAGGCTGTAGGAAACTCGGACCGGAAGATCGTATGCCATGTCTGTTCTCCAGCGCGGCTCAGGCCGCGCTCTCCCACTTCATGATGCGCAGGTTGGCGGCCGCACCGGCCGATCCATGCACGATCCCGAAGCCGCCCAGATAGTACCAGGCCACGCCGCGGCTGCGGCCGTAGTCGCCCGGGATCTTGCCGCGGATCTCCTCGGGGATGATCAGCGCCTCGGCGACCGTGTCCTCGCCGAAGAAGTAGATCCAGTCCGACACCAGGTTGTTCCAGCGGTCGGCCACCCGGGGGGTGTAGGTCGTGGAGTCCTCGGCGCCGCCCTTGGCGATGTTCGTCTGCTCGACGAACCGCATGCTCTCGTAGCGGCCGATCTCGCCGTTCATGATCCGGGTGAACCCCGTCTCGACGTACTGGTAGATCGACTCGAGGCTGTTCTTCATGGTCCGGAACGTCGACGGCCACGCGATGGCGTAGTAGTCGTCGCCCTGGTACGGCGGGATGTTGCGCTCCTTCATGGCATCCACGATCGCCTTGACGTGGTCCTTGCCGAAGGCGACGTTGTTGGTCAGGCCGATCGAGCCCGACTCGACCACCGTGACTGCCGTCGTGGAGGTGCCCGAGGACGCCTGAACCTTGAGCGGGGTGGCGTCGAACTGCGCCCACGCCTGCGCGTCCAGCGTCTTCTTGCAGTCGTTCTTCAGGACCTTGTGGATGATCTCGGTCACCGGCTGCTTCGACAGGTTGTCGAGCAGGCCGCTGAACGGCACCGAGTTGCCCAGCTCCTTCACCGTCAGGCTCGCCTGCTTGATGGTGAAGTTGGTCTCGGGCATGGTCTGCTGTTCGGCCAGCTCCGTGCCGCCGTCGACCACGTCGCTGTAGATGTTCCACTGGAACGCATCGCCCTTGCCCAGACCCTTGTCCATGGCGTCCTTGGCGTCGCAGAACTGCCGGAATTTCACGACGGGCTGCAGGGCCGTGCGGAGCGTGTTGCTCAGCTCGTCCGAGTACATGTACCCGCCTCTTTCGTTCACTGCCCAGAGTTGGCCAGCCATTGTTTCAGTCTCCCATTGTCAGGCCGGTTCAACGCGGAGCTGAATTGCTCCCGCTGTTCCGGCGAAGCTGTTGAATGTAGTCAGCGTTCGTCGGGAACCGCTTGGGCTCTTGGACTGGAACACGGCCTGAGCCGCTGTTGGGGGACGGGAGGGTGCGCTTGAGTTCGCGCCGGCTGTCCAGCTCGGACTTCTGCGCGGGGCGGCCCAGCTTTTCTCGGATGCGAGTGCCGACCGTCCTGGCGATCTCTGACCTGGACTTTCCGCTGTACTCGGGGTCTTGGCTCAGCGTGTTCGCCAGGCCCTTCGCCCACAGCATCATGTCCGGGTCATCTGCGATGTCCTTGAAGTCCTCCCGGAAGATCCGGTTGGCCTCCGCGACATCCTGCTCCTCGGTCCTGAGGGTCTCCCGTTCCTCCATCCGTTCCAGCACGCGAGCCTCGACGGCTCTTACAACCTCGGGAGAGACCTCGTTGGTGGTTCCGGCGCGGCCCTGGATCTGGGTGACCAGCTTCTCGAGCGCGGCCGCCGCTTCCTCGGCGTCTCCCGAATAGAGGCCCTTCACAGCGGCCTCGAGTGCTTCCTTGCTGATTGCCGGAACGCCCTGAGGGGGTGGTTTCGGAGCAAGTGGCTGTCCGTTCTCGTCCAGCCCATTCCTCAGATTTTCTGCGACGCGGAGCATTCGCTGCTCCTCGGCCTGAAGTCGCGCCCGCTGTTGCTCGATCCGGGCTTTCTCGGCCGCTGCTGCCGCCTTCTGGTAGGCCGCAATGCCGCCTGCTTCATCGACTTCGGCCTTCGGAACTCGCCGCTCCTCGCCGTACACCTTGATGGTAACCAATTCGTCGCCAGTTGCAACATGAGTTGCTGGCTCGGCGCGTTCCTCGCTGGTCGGGCGAGGCAGCGCGGTCGTCGCCCGGCCCTCGTCGAAGATCTCGTCGCTGGCCGCCTGCTCGGCCTGCTGGATCTGCGACCGACGGGCGTAGATCTCCTTGCGCTTGTCGTACTTGTAGGCCGGCTCCGGCTTCGCCTTGGGCTTGTCGTCCGAGGGCGCGGCGCGGCTCGTGAGCGGCGGGTTCAGGTTGGGGTCCGCCGGACCCTCCTGGTTCGCAAGCTCGGTCGGGCCATCGGGGACCTCGGTCACGACCTGGGTCACGACTTCGGCGGGATCGTTCTGCGTTTCGTCTGTCACGGCGTCACCTCATCCATCTCGGACATCATTCGGGTTGCTACTCGGCCCATCTGCAGCGTCTCCTGGATCAGCGACAGGGCCGTCCAGGAGGTCTTGGCCTGGGCAAACAGCTTGCGGGCGGACTCGGTGTCGCAGGAGGGCTCGCCCAGCAAACCCTTCAGCCCGGAGTTCACGTTGTCCTGCAGCGTCTTGAACAGGAAGGCGCCGGCCGGGGTCTCGATGAACCCCTGCATCTGCTCGCCCAGCTGGAACAGGTCCACCAGGAAATCATGCTCGCCAAGGCGTCGCCTCAGCTCAGCTTCGGCGCCCTGGGGCTCTCCGCCGTAGCCCTCGAGATCAGTCATTCGCGTCTGTCATCTGCGGAACCGACCCGTATTGACCGCGGCTCAACGTACCCGCCTTGTCAGTACCTTTCAAGTCCTCCGCTCCCTCGCCCTCGTCGCCCCCCTCGTCGCCGTCTTCCTCGTCGCCCATTTCCTGGCCGGCGCGGCCGAACTCGGCGACCTTGAGCGCGTACTCGCGGTCCGCCTGCTGGATGCTGTGCGAGAGCGCCTCGCGCTGCAGGTACAGCTCGCGGCGGCGCACGTCCTGGGCCTCGATGGCGAGCTGGCGATCGACCTGCTCGAGGCGGTCCTTGAGCTTGGTCTTGAGCAGGTCGAGGTCGTTGCCGGACTGCAGCTTCATCATCTCGATCTCGCCCTGCATCTTGGCGACCGCGATCTTCGCCTCGGCGTTGATGTTGGCCACGTCGATCTTCGCCTGGTTCTCGAGCTGCTTGGTCTGCAGCATCTGGGTGAGCTGCTCGATCTGCTGCATGAGCTGCTGGATCCGCGGGTCCTCGCCGGGCTGCTGCTTGAGCATCGGCAGGAAGCGCGAGGCGTCCTTGTAGCCGAGGGCGCCGAAGATCTCCTTGGCGATCTCGCGGGTGTCGCCCTGCTGGACGACCTGCGGGAAATACTGGCCGAGCGTCGCCAGGCCCAGGGCCAGGCGCTGGATGCGCTTCTCCGGGTTGGTGGCGTTGAAGCCGACGTTCACCTTGACCTTGGTCCGCTCGCGCATGACCGCCATCATCTCCTCGACGCTGACCCCGAGCTGCTCGCCGACCTTCCTGAGGATCTCCTCGTCGGACTCGTACACCGACTCGAGCTGGACGAGCTGCTTCAGGACCGGCTCGAGCCAGGTCTCCGCCACGGTGCGGATCTGGTATTCCTGGATCTGCGAGGCATCCGCCGACAGCATGTTCATGCCGCCCACGGTCTGGTTCAGGTGTCGGTTGGTGGCCACCGAGGACTGCGAGAACGCGCCGACCAGCTCGTCGAAGTCGAGATTGATGCGGTCCTGCTCCGCGTAGGAGCTTTGCGTCACGTCGTTGGTGGTTAGCTCCTTCACGTCAGTCTGCGGGTTGGCCGCATAGGTGACCGAGCTGGCGATGCCCCTCATCAGGGAGTTGGTGTCCACGCCGGCGCCGCGCCTGACCAGCCACCGCTTCTGCAGCGCCAGGCGGATGTTGTCGATGCGCAGGTTGGCGAGATCGTTGGCCTCCTCCTGCAGGTTGGAGGACAGCATCACCGGGCTGCTCGGGTACTGCTTATGCGTCTCGATGACACAGAAGCCCATCGCGTAGGGCCGGCGCCCGGTATGGTAGACCTCCTCAAGCGGCTTCACGCTCGAGGACAGCATCAGGTAGGTGCCGACGGTGTCGAACACCCAGTCTCGGCCACCGCGCCGCATGATGTTCTTGTGGACCCACACCGTCTCGTAATCGGAGACGTTCTTGACAGTATCGTACTTGTCGACCCGGTTGCCCTCTCTGGCGCGGCGGATCGAGTCCCAGTCCTGCTTCACGGCCGCGTACAGCATGCCCTCCGGCATCGTGCGGTAGATCGGCTCGCCATTCGCGTCCAGCCGCTTCATCCGCTCCTTGATCTCGTAGACGTACATCGGGACCATCTCGATGACGAATGGGCTCGATTCGATCGGCCGACGCCAGTCCGAGGTGGGGCTGATGCGGATGTTCTCGAGCGGGATCAGGTCAACGCTGGGGCGGTCGAGCTGCACGACCTCGTAGCTCTTGCCCTGGTCGCCGCTGAAGGTCTCGGACAGGTATTCCCAGGTCTGCCGTGAGCAGACCACGCCCGTTGTCAGCGCATCCTGGACCCCGCCGATCACGGTCAGGAACCAGGCCATGTCCGGATCTTCCATCCGGTCGTTCAGCAGGGCCTGATGGATCTCCGCGGCCAGGCGCTGCTTGGGGTCGGCGTCGTTGTAGGCCGTGCAGGCCACGCAGTCGGCGGTCGAGAAGAACGCCAGGGCGGCCGCCGCTTCGCTGCGGCGCACCATCGCCCGCGTCTTGGGGCGGAACAGGCGCGACCGCTTCTCGTAGTAGGTGGTGTTGTAGCGCGATCCGGCGGGGTGCTTGGAGCGGAAATTGGACAGCGCCATCTCCACGTCACGCCGGATCGAGTTGTTGAACCACTCGTCAGAGGCGACGAAGGCGCCGCGAGACCTCTGAACCCACTGCTGGTCCTCCTCCGACTCCGTGATCCACCCGCCCTCGTCCGCTTCCTCGAGCGCGGCCTCGAGACCGTCCTCCAGGGGCGCCTGGTCCTGCTTAGCCATCGTTGCCTCCCAGTCTCAGGGCCAATTCGCGGTGGGTTCCGGTCGCCGTCGGCGTGTCGCGGATCTGGAGCTTCGCCATGCCGTTCTTCAGGGCGTTCGAGAGCGCCTCATCGCGCTGAAATCGCCGCGTACTGGCCTTCTTGTCGGAAATATCGGCTCGAGCGAGCCCGGCGATGTCCTTTGGGGCCTCTTTCCAGTCCTCGTAGCGGTACAGGCCCCTCGGAACCCGGAAACGCTCGAGAATTTCGCCCCCGGCGGCCACGATTTTCGGGTCCGCGGCCCTCGGATCGCCCTGGATGTCCATGATTCGGAAGCGGTAGCCCCATTCTGCGCTCAGCCGCAGCGAAAACAGGTTGATGACGCCCCCGCGGTCGTCGGGTTGGACGCACCACATCCACCCCGGGTAGTGCTTTTCGAGCAGATCGGCCATGCGCTTGACCAGAAGCACGGTCGAGGCTCTGCATTTCAGGTCGCGGGCGGTCGAAACGTACTCACTCATGACTGATAGAACCTGCGTCCGTTCGAGAATTCATAGTCCACCTCCTCCGGGAGGCCCAGATTGTGCTGGTCGCACAGCGTTTTCCAGTCGATCTCCGTCACCGTCGGCACGTCGGGCTTCGCCCGCATCCTCGGGGTGACGAAGGTGCCATCGCCGAGCATGCTGACACCAAACAACCCGGCCCTGACCTGGCCGACCTTGCTCCCCTCGGGGACCGCGATGCCGAGGGCCTCGCCAATCAGGTCCTCCAGGACGGTGTAAATCCCGCCGTCTCGCGACAGGACCCGGTATTCGCCGCGCAGCTGACCCGCTACCCCGGTCAGCGTCGATCTCACCTGGCCAAGGTACGATCCGGCCAGGGTCGACAAGCCGACGATCGACGATGAGACGCCGTCAAAGTCGGAGTAGATCGCCCCCGCGAATACCGGCCGCTCCGAGGCTCCGGCCAGGGACGCCGTTGCGCCATCAAGCGTCGCCAGCAGCTGACCGTTGAACTGCTGGCGCTCGGTGAAGCGCCCGCTCAGCAGCGCCGTGACAGGATCGAGCGCCGTGGCGATGAAGCTGGTGTACTGCCCGGGGGCGTCGGAGAACGATCCCTCGATCGACGAGGCTATATCCTCGAGGAAACCGCCTTTCGGCCAGTACCCGTCAGGGAACAGCCGGACATCCCAGAAGGTTGTTGGCCACAGGGTCTCGTACAGACCCAGCACGCCTCCCGTGAAGCTGCCCTCCCAGGAGGCGCCAGCGAACGCAGCAGAGTCATCTCCCAGCGTGACGCTGATCGCGCCACTGACCGCCGGCTGATCAATCAGCGTCGTGTTGACGCTGATGTTCAGGTCAAGATCGAAGTTCGTGACGTAGGCGATCGTGCCGCCGAAACTGGCGGTGACGCCAGCCAGGGCGGACACGAGGATTCCGGACGACTCCCCTGCCCCGAAGTCGCCGACCAGATTGGCCGAGACCCCGCCAAGGTCCGCGACAATCAGCCCGGATGAGCCGGTGATTACTGCGCTAGGGTCGCCCCAGAACCCTTCTGGCCAGAGTTCTTCAGGCCAGAAGTTGGTGGTGTAGAAAAGGCTGGCCACATTACGGGTTCAGCGTGACCGCTGTGCGCTCTTTGCTGGCGTTGAGGGTGAAGGTCGCCCGGGTTGCCACGCCATCCGAGGTCTTGACGGTGAAGGTTGCCCCCGAGACCGTCGTGACGCCGGCCAGAACGCCCAGCATGAGCCGCACCGCCTGCGCCAGAGTGATGCTGCCCTGCGACTCGACCACGGCCGCGAGGACTGCAGCTGCGATTTCGGTGCCGGCATCTGCCGCCAGCGCCGAGGCGTCGATCGCGCCCGCGGCGAACGACGAGGCCGTGATGCTGCCGTTCGTCAGCAGGACGCGGCCGCTCGCCGTGTCGATCTCTCCCGTTCCGGTGCCGTCCTTGACCGTGACGATCGGGTAACCGGCGGCGTGCGGGGTCGGAACCAGCGTGCCGTTCCAGAGGCGGACATCGGCGCTCGCGCCCTGGTCGATCACGAAGTCCGTTTGCTCAAGATTCGCGGCGCCGGAGATCGACACCAGAACGTGCTTCGAGTTGGATACCGCGAAACGGGCGTCTGCGAACTGCAGCTCGTACACGCCCGGGTGGTTGGTCGCGTCGACCTCGCGGAAGCGGCAGGATCCTGCCGTGGGGGCCGCCCAGACCCCGAGGGTCGCGATGGTCTCGATGGTCCCGCCGGCCTGCGTGTAGGCGACCGCGGTGGCCTCGCTGCTGGCGATCGTGCTGATCCTCAGGCCGCTCGAGGAGGGCGTCAGGTTCACCAGGCCGCGGCCGTCTGACTGGCTCGAGTCGCGCAGCTTCACCCGGAGGGTGAGGCCCGTCGAACCGTTGAAGCGTGAAAGCAGCATGGCCCTATCCTCCGAGGTTTCCGTTCATTTCGATCATACCGCCGCTCAGGCCGCCGAGGTATGGGGCCCGTCCAGACGACACCTCCGGCAGCACCGCGATCGTGAACGCCACCGCGTCTCTCGCTGTGACGAAGCCGCTGAATGCCACAGGATCAAGCGCGGCGCCTCCAGCGAATTGACGATACCACGCCGACAGGCTTGCGCCGGCGCTGGTGGCATCCAGGTGCGTCTTGACCTCGGTAAAGTTGCCGTCGGCAACGATAGTGCCCGTGTTGGGGCCAGGCACCGCGACGACCGCCAAGCACAGGTAGTCCCGCACGGCCGTCGTGTCGATCGACGGAGGGTTTGGGACCGTCGTCGAGATTGGATGTTCCGCCACGCCCCAGATGAGGCTGTTGGCGAAGCTGGCCGAGTCGTCACCCTGCCACCCGGTAATCTCGAAGATGATCGCATTCGCCTTTGTGTTGCCACTGCTCGTAACGCTCAGCTCCGTTTCTCCGCCGACGGCCTTTTTCGCCAGCAAGATCGTGTTGCCCGCCAATGATGCAGCGGCCTCGCTGTAAAGAATCTCCCAGCCTGAGGTCCAGCCCGTGAACTCCCGCTCTGTACCCGCCCCGATCACCGCCAGCAGCAGTGACCCGGCCGTAGCCGACGTGTTCGGCACCGGGAATGAATGGCTTAGGCCGGACGCCCCTTCGGTGAATCTCCAACCGACATTCTCGGTCAGCGAAAAAGCTGGGTAGGTCATTCAACCTCCGACCGGCGGCTTCCACAGAAAGCCGACTGCGTGAACACTGTAGGGCTGCCAGATGATCAAGACCACGCCCAGCTCGGGAATTGCGGCCGCCGTGCATTGGTAGCTGGCCCTGTCCATCGGGGCCGGGTCGAGCAGAGAGGTCCCCTGCGTCTCCAGCAGCGCCCTCAGTGACTCGTCCCAGATGTCGCCGACCCGCGCCCAGCTGCCGGGATCGCCGGGAGCCGTCGGGACCGTGTACGCAAAGACCCCTCCGTCACGCACCGGATTCTCGAGGTCCCATTCTTGGTCGTTGTGAAAGGCGTAGATTTTGCCGTTCATGGCGGTAAGGTTCGTGTGCGTGCCTGTCGCATACCCGCTCGCGTCCATCGCCACCGGGCACGGCGCCAGGTTCTTCTCAGGGGGCGGGATGTCGCTGCCATCTGTCGCGGACGGGTTTGCCGGCAGCGGAACGCGCCAGGTCTGATTTTCCCCATCAACCAGGGTGGCGATGTAGTCGTATCCCTCGTAGTAGATCGTCGCCGGGAATCGAGGGACAAATGGCGTGGTGTCGTTAACCGGGTCGTTGCCGGCGGGCGGCGACGGGAATGTCGAACTCCACCCGACAGAACTCCATGACTGGGTCGCAACGTCAAACACCTTCGGCGTCGTCATGCCGCTTGACGTGAACAGGCAGAAGATCTGCCCCATCGGCCCACGATCCGGGGCGAACCGCGATTGCGGCCACGACAGGTTAGATGGGATCTCTGGGCCGAGCGTGCCGAGCCACCCGCGATTGTTGGGGTCGGTGTTCATGCCGGCCAGGTCCGCATAACAGACCTGTACCGGCGACCCGATTCCGACATTGTGCTGGCCCAGTACCCTGTAGAGCCTTCTCCGCACGGGATCGAAGGAGCAGCCGGAGAAGTTGTGGGCCCCTCCGCGCCCTGGCCACAGGCAATACGTCCGGTCGAGCCCTCCCTCTGGGAGATACCCTCTCCCGGAGTATTTGCTGAAGGTGTCCGTTTCGGCCCTGTACCTCATCAGGCCATGCGTGGTATCGGCGGATCCCGTCGTCCCGGCGATATGCAGCCACTCGTGGGCAGTGGAGTCCCAGTAGCTCTGCGATGGGCCGCCAAGCCCGCAGAGCAGCTGCCGGCTGTTGGCCGGCAGGTTGTTGTAGCTCTCGTGCCACCGCCTCGCGTTAAGCGGGTCTGCATCCCGAATCACAGCGGTCGTCTCGAGCCCCCAATGATCCACGGGGTCATTGAAGGTCTGGTTACCGGCGGGCCGGGCCGGATGCGTCTCGGCGAGCCAGCGCCATGCAGGATCGGCCAGCTGGTACGAGTACGTCCCGGGAGGCATGGCCGCCGCAATCTGGCCAATGACCGTATTCGCGATAGGGCTGGCTGCCCTCACCGAAAACCGAAGCGTCCTTAGGCTCATCGCGGGGTCACCATGTAGCGCGGGGCATTCGCGAGATTCTGCCGGGCTGTCGCGTCGTCGCTGTAAACGCCTGAGTTCATGAGCTTGTCATAAGCCTCACGCGCCCCTGGCACGCTGTAGTCTGCGCCCAGTGCCAGCGACATCACCATCGAGCGCGTCGGGACGAGCCTCGGGAGGGAGGTGATGTTGTTCGACGTGTCGATCGTCTCTGGCGTCGGGCTTGGATCAAACCCGGGCAGCGATGCGCCGACCGAATTCCCCCAGCTGCAGAAGATCGGCTGGGTCGTGTCGCTGTCATCAATGTCCAGCGCACCCCAGTAGTCCCGGTTGAACTCGTAGCAGGCTCGCCACGACGGGAAGAAGCTCGCCGGAGGGTTGAGGAGGCTCTGCGACGGATATGGAATCGACGAGATACCGACGGGCTCGTAGTACGTCCCGCACCGGAGCCACGAGAATCCGCTGTTGTCGTAGGTGAACCCCATTCGCCCGATTGGAAACTGGACGCTGAAGGCGTGCAGCTCCTCGAGATCGCTCTGCGCCTGCCCGATCACCAGCTTGTATCCCCGCGCAAGGCCGAGCGTCGCCGACATGAACGAGTGTTGCCACGCGCCGATTCTCACGAGGTTCACGAGCGGCCTGCCGGGCACCGGGTCTCCCTCCTGCTGGGTGGCCGGGTCGAGCGTCGTCAGATACCCGAACCCGCATGCAGCGCCATTGAGGGGGTCGTACCCGAAGTTGGCCAGCGTCGTGTCCGCTGTCCCGGCGACTCGATACGCACTAACGTCCGCCAGGGTCGCGTGGCTTGTGGATGGGACATAGCTCGAGGTGACGACGCAGTATTTGAACGTGTCGGAGTGGATGTTGATCGTCCCGTCTACGACACGGGGCTCGAACGCCAGATAGCGTTTCCACGTCGTTGAGGTGGTCGAGTTCAGGTCGATCTGGATGGACCCGCCAACGCCGACTTCCGCTCCACTCAGGATCACATACCCGAGCAGGTTCTTGCCGGCGGGGGTGTCGTCATACAGGACCGCGTACATCGGCGCCCCGCCGGAGGGGAAGACGATCGTCGTCGGGTCTGCGTCGATGTTGGTCCCGTCGCTGTAGAAGGTGTCGCAGCTGGTTGTCCAAACCACCCCGAGGTCGTTCTTCATGGCGGTGTTGTCCCGCTGCAGGCCCCAGTAGTAGTCCATCGTGTTGACCCACCCAAGCGCCAGGTCCTCGCGCAAAGGGTCGGCATCTGGAGTGATGCACAAGGCATTGGCGAAGTTGCGCAGCGGCCACGCCACGCCACGGGTCGAATAGACGTTCGACGAGACGATCCCGCGCCTCGGCCCCACGCCCCTTCCGCCGCTCTCGTTTTCCGGCCAGGGGTTAAGGGGCGGCGCGGTGAAGAAATTGAACTCCGCCATGTTCTGCTGCGTTTCCAGGAAATAGCATCGCCCGGTCAGCAGGTACGAGAGATACCCCGTGGACGGCTGATGCTCGCGCTCCTCGTTTGTCGTGAGCCGCTCGAATCTGGACACGTCATCAAATCTCGGCAGGGCCAGCGTCCGCTCATCGCGCCGCCACGTCTGGATCCACTGCTGCCATGTGCGCCCGCCGAGAAGCACGGCATGACGGGCGCGGGGGTCGCCCGTCCGAAGATAGACGCCCTCCCACGACGGCAGCAACCCGATCTGGTCGCAGATGTTCTCTCCGCCGGCCGCCTGCGCGGGCCGCCAGAAAGTGCGGTCCATCGGTGTCGGCGCATTCGCCTCGTCAGCCGTCACCGAGCCAATGGTGCGCCCGTGGTTGTCCGCGGTGAAGGCCGCCTCGCTCGTCGGGACCTCCCAGCCGTAGTTCGGGGTCAGGCGCGTTGACATGAGGTACTGCGTGTCGTGCAGCACCTCGGCGGTTGTTTGCGACCCGGCCCAGTCCACCCTTGACCATCGTGAGTGCGCCGTGTGGACGATGCTGCGCGACAGCACGCCATCGTGCCACGCCCGAACCGTGCCGTTGACCGTGACCGAAGCCGTATAGGTCTGATTCTGGGCCGCGAACCCGAACCAGCCGTTCTCGACGGCGGTGTCGACCTCGACCTGGCCGTTGGCGTACTTGCGGACGTACCAGATGACCGCGAGCCCGGTCTTGCTCGTCACCGGCGCGTAGTAATGCGACTCGCGCATCACATGACCGGAGATCCGGTCACGGAACTTCCCGGGCTGCGGCGGGCGTACTCCAGGGGGCCCGGCATAGCCGATCAGACTGGCCCCCGCTATTGCGGCACCCAGCGACACGAACTCGCCGTCAATGGTCACGCCCGTCTCGCCTACGTCGCCGGCCTCGATTTCGGCGACAAGCGGCCCGGTTGGCGCAGCCGATGCCGCCTGGATCGTGATCGTCCCGGGCGGAGAGATGGCGCTGATGAGGGCGAACTTGACGCTGTTGTTTGGCCACCGGTTCAGTACGTCGACCTGCACCGCGTCGGCATTGGCGGTGACGTAATGGGGAGCGTCGTTTTCTGCAAATGCGTGGCCAATGGTCCACGCAGCTGCCTCGCTGGCGACCACGGTGACCTGGGCAATGTCGTCGGTGGTGATATCCAGGGAGTCGATCGCCACCTCGTAGCTATCCGGAATGGCGGGGGGGCTTGGCACCGGCAGCCCGGCGCTCGAGACGGTCACGCTCCTGGAGTTGCCGACCTGAGGATGCTCTGTGATCACGATGCCCGCCGGAGGCACTGCATACGAGAACACGATTGGATCGCTATCGGCGTCCGACGCGGTGAACGTGTACGAAAACGCCGTGTTCGGCTCGACCGAGAAGAAATCTCCCAGGTTGTCAGTCCATAGCGGCGGATTCCCGGATGACTGAAAGACGCCCCTCATCGCGGCCGCGGCGCCGCTGAGCGATGCCGACAGCGACCCGGAGTATTCGCTGTTGACGACGTAGCGGCCGCGCATTGAGGCCGCGAGCTGGCCGATCGCCGCCGCCAGCTGGCCGATCCTCTGGGAGGCCGGCGTGTATGCGCCGAGGACCGCTGCGGTCACGCCGCTCAGTGCCGAGGAGGTCTGCCCGAAGCTGCCCTTGCGGTTTCTGAAGCGGATGGCCACGGGCTACCCGAGCATGTTGGTGATATCCACCGCGAGCTTGCGGCCGTTGGACGCCACCCAGGAACCGCCGCTGTCGTTGTAGTCGACGAAGTGGATGACTCTCGTCCCGAAGATCACGGCCACCCCCGTTACCGGGGCCGACCAGGCGCCTGAGGCTGTCCAGGTCGGGAAGTCGGGCGTGCCGTGATCGTAGGTCACGATGCCGTCCGCAGTCGCCCAGACGCCGTCCAGCAGGATCGGCGCGTAGCCGTTGTTCTGGGCGGGCTGCACGAGGTCGGCGACCACCGTGTCATCCCCGAGCGAGTCGGGCGTGTTGGTGTAGGCGACGAGGGTGAAATCCGCGCCATTGACGTAGGCGCGTTCGGTGATTTCGTCCAGGCCGCCCTTCGGAGTCCCTTTCCGGGCCATGGGCTCTCCTCAGGGCTAGGCGTTGCCCTCGGTGAACGACGCGCTCGAGATGGCGACCGTGCCGCCGGCGACGATCGCCGTATCGTCGAGCTGCAGGTCCCCCGTGCCGACCGCGATGGTGGACACCGAGCCGTCGAGGACGTGCGTGGTGCCATCGGAGCGGTAGATGCGGAACCAGGAGGCGGTTCCCGTTCCGGCCGCGGAGGTCTGGGTGGCGATCGAGTTCAGCGTCAGCACGCCGTTGACGGCGGCCGGGGCGAACGTCGAGTTGCAGGTCAGCTGCGCGAGGAGCGTGGTCTCCGCGCCGCCCGTCGCCGGGCGCGTGCCTGAGTAGATTCTGAGGAGGGCCGAGGCGCCCGCCCGGGTGGTGATCGCGTCGAGACGGGAATTACGAAGGGTGACTGCCAGACCGATTGCCATTGCGCTCCTCCTCCACCGCAGTCACGAGTTGCGCGGGGGTTGGAGGATTCCCGCCCGTGAGCTGCATCAGTTGTGCGAAACCGTCGGCCGACAGGTCACGTCGCGCCGCGGCCACCATGTCTGCAGGGGGAGTCACCATGCCTGCGATCTTCATTCACTGAGCCTCACGAAGTCGTTTTCCTGGTTCGTCCAGAGCCACAGCGGCATGCCTTTCAGGAAGGTCGCTGCCGCGCTGACGACCAGAGAGATCTCGAACCCGATCGTCGTGGTGTCCGCTGTATCCGAGCCGGTCACGTCCCAGAAGGCTGAGAACGAGTCCGGCCAGAACAGCAGGGGCCACATGGCCCCTTTTTACTCGCTCGCCTTGTCGAACTCAAGGTGTTCGGCGATCTCATCGAGCGAGGCGGGCTCGAGGAAGATGGGCGTGCCATCTCCTGCCCACAGGCAGGCGATGTTGAACTCGAAAAACTCCTGCGCCTCCTCGAAGGTCATGCCGTCCCTGACCATGAGGATCTCGACGATCTTCGACTGGTCGTAGCACAGCACAGGCGAGGGCACCGAGACGTGCCGGAACGCGAGCCCGATGATCGCGTCGTCCAGCCCGTCGAGCCGGACGACGCCTTCTTCGCGGTCGATGTCTTTCATGTCAGAACGGGATGTCGTCGTCGAAGTTGTCGGCCGGAGCGGGCTTCGCGGCGGGCTTCTCTGCGGGCTTGGCCGTGTCGGTCTTTTCACCCGTCGAGCCGAGGAAGATCACGTCCTTCGCCTGGACCTTGGTGCGGTAGTGGGCCTGCCCGTCCTTCTCGTACTTCTCGGTGCGCAGCGCCCCCTCGACGTAGATCCGCATGCCCTTGGCGACATAGACGTTCACGTTCTCGGCGAGCTTGTCCCAGGCGACGATGGTGTGCCACTCGGTCCGCTCCTTGACCTCACCGGTCTGCTTGTCCTTCCACCGCTCGCCGGTGGCCAGCGAGAACTCGGCGACGGCCACGCCCGAGCCGGTGTGTCGCAGCTCGGGGTCCTTCCCGACGTTGCCGATCAGCTGAATCTTGTTCAGCGACTTCACTTCTTCTTCCTCAGCGTCCCGGCCTTCTTGTCAGCCTGGTTGAACTCCCGCGCCACCTTCTCAGGCGGGCAGGTCTTGTAGCCCGCCCCGTGGGCGCAGGCGGCCATGAACCTCGCCTGCTTCTTGGTCTTGCTGGGCATCAGCTCTCCCTCTTGAAGTTGGGTTGTCCGGGCAAATGGCTGCGCGAGCGGCGCTCGGCATCGCTGGCCCGGGGCGCCCGATGGAACGGCATGCGCCCCGGGCCTTTCTTGGTGTGGCTGCGGTTCTTCTCCATCACGCGACGCCCCTTCACGCGATGTCCCTCAGGACCTGCAGGGTCTTGAGCCGGCGGCCGACAAAGCGCGGCTTGACGATGCCGGTCTCCAGCTCCAGCAGCCGTACCGCGTTCTCCGGGGCCTCGCGGTAGTTGGCCGACTTCGGGCTGGTCAGCCAGTTGTCGACGTAGGAGCGCGAGTAGCCGGTGATGATCGACAACTCGGAGCGCGTCAGGCCGATCTCGTTGCGGATCTCCATGATCCTTTTATTCGTGGTGTCCATAGTCTCTCATCATACCCGCTCTGCGTACACGCGGCAACCGTTTGCGGCGCAGGAATCTGCGTTTTTCCGGGCTCATCTGCGCCACCACCACCGGGTAGTCGCCCTTCGGCGGCTTGGGGCGCACCCAGGGCTCCGACAGGGGCACTGCCGCCGGCGGATCGGGCCCGTAGTCGATGTCCGGCGTCCGCACCGACTCCAGGCGGGCCCCGAACGCCTGGCGCAGCAGGGCGAGAGGGAACTCCGGACAGTGCCTCGCCAGGGCGCTCTCGACCTCGAGCTGGCGCTGGTGGACCCTCGCCCCGAGGGCGGCCGCGGCGCGGTCGATCGCGTCGCTCATCGCTCGCTCTCGACGACGGCCAGCCAGCCGGTCGCGAAGTCCTGCATCTGCTTCCACTGCTTCGGGGTCGGGCAGGGGGCCTTCTGGATGCCGTCGCGCAGGACGCGGGCCATCTTCTCCTGGGCGTCTGCCAACCGGGTCTTCAGCAGCGCCTCGCGCTCGGCGGCCTCATTCCCTTCGCGGCGCAGGCGCTCTGCAATCTCCGGCAGGTCGTGCCACGACCAGTACCCGTCCTCCAGGGAGCCGCCGTGCAGCGCGTCGGCGGTCCGCCGCAGGATGCGCCTCATGCGCTGGCGCAACAGGGCGTCCTCGTCGGCCTCTTTGCGCAATTGCTCGATCTTGCACGCCTGGCAGAACTCGAGCGACTCCTCGGTGTGCGCGACCGTGCAGACCTCTTTCGACTGGGCGGCAGCCAGCTGCTCGCGCAGGCTGGTGTTCTCGCGGCTTAGGCGGTCGATCCCGCTCCCGTCGCGACCCTCAAGCTGGTAGTTGAGTATCATGGTCCGCTCCTCGGCCAGTTCGCGGAGCAGGCGGTCGAGTTCGTGGTGCATCTTGTTGCACGGCAGGCATTCCCACTCGTCGCCTTCCTCGGCTGCCGCCTTAGACACGGGCAAGTCATGCCCGCATCGTGCGCAAGTCACGGTGTAGTCATCCACGGGGCACCTCCAGCTTCGGAAGGTCATCTGGTATCGCCGGCCCAAGATCGCGCTCGGGTTCGATGTAGCGGCCGTTTCGCACGATGACGTGAGCCATACGGCATGGGCAAAGCGGTCGGCCCTTTTGCGGCCCGACGCAATTGCACATATGAAATACCGCCCTGTAGTCACGAGAATACGTGGCGCTCACTTCGGCACCTCCTCGGCAACCATAGCCGCGTCGATGGCGGATTCACCCTTGAACCATTCCAACAGCTCACCAGCGAGCGCGTTTGGGTTGGCTCTGATAAGCCCGCACAAGCTGTGATAGCACTCTCCGTCTAACCGCGCCTCGGCCAGCTCGCGGCGCAGGCCATCTATCTGCGCCTCATAACGGCGGCAAATCGTCGGCAGTCCCGTAATTAGATCGTTTTTCTCAGCCAGCTCGCGCTCTAGCGTGCGTGCGTATCTGAGCCATGCCGCGTCAGAAGGACGCCGGTTACGCTCAAACCAGAATGCGTCGGTCCTCGGGGTATTGCTCACTTCGGCACCTCCAACGCGGCGAGCAAGGACTCCTGACGTTTCAGTGAGGCGGCTCTCACCGCGTCCGAGTCAACGCCAGCGCCCTCATACCAGACATACAGGCAATGCTTGCAGCAGAAACCGTCGAACATCACCCGGCGTATCCCGACGCCTTGCTTGCCGCCGCAGATTTCGCAAATGATCTCATCAGTCGCGTCGCTGTATTGCCAGTTGTTCACTTCGGCACCTCCAACGCGGCGAGCATGGCGTCACGGCCGCAGCGACAGTCAGGTAGCAGCCCCTGAGCATCGCGGGTCAGTCCGCGCCACGGGCATCCCTCTAGGTGAGGAACGCGGGTATTGATCCACTCCAGCGCCAGCGCGAGGCGGGCGAGGGCGGCGTCACTAGACCACGCGAGTCGTTCCTGCTTGAACATTGGCTCATCCGGGTCCGGCCACTCCGGCAGCGCCGCGATCCGCTGTTCCAGGTCACTCATGGCGCCTTCCCCTGGTCCTGCCGATCGCGATGCTCGCCGTACAGCCGCTCGGCCGCGCCAAGGATCGCCAGCCGCACCCGATCGCGGGTCCGGTCGTCGAAGTTCGCCTCCTCGACCTCCTCCAGGAGCAGGTCCATGAACCGGTTGAAGGCCCACTCGAAGTCCTCGCCCTTCTGCCGGGCGAGCCGCAGCTCGAGATCCGGCGGGGGGTCACGGACGGTCACGTTTCGCCTCCAGGAACAGGAACTGGTCGATCGCGGCCCGCAGCGAGAGCAGCTCCTCGAGTCGACCCAGTTCGGCATCCGGGTCCCACCGGCCGCGGATGAACAGCAGGATCTTGCCGCGATGCTTCTCGTCGTCGTGCAGGTCCCCGTAGCGGACGATCATCGCGCCTTCCTCACGATCAGGTTGCAGCGCATCCGCGCCCGGTCGCCGAGGTCGTCGATCGCGAACGACAGTCCGACCACCTTCCAGGTCGCACCCAGGACGTAGACAAGATCGCCTTTCTGCGGCTGAAAGGACGACGCGACGCTGGCGAACGGGACCTGGCTGCTCGTCCGGTAGATCTCGATCCGGTCAGTCATGGCGCCCCTCCCTTGAGCAGCTCCATGGCCTCGGCCCACAGCCGCAGCTCATCCTGCGTCTCGTCGAGACGGATGTAGCCGCCCTGGCTCCGGACCCGCACCGGCAGCTCCAGGAACCGCCTCAGCACGTCGCGCAGCTTCTCGGCATCGTCCCTGCGGTCGTTCCAGGCCGCCATGGCCGCCTGCCGGGCCCGCGCCTCCCACTCCTCCTTCGTCCCCTCGCCCAGGGTCTGGATCCGGATCTCGGGGCCCACCACCCCGCAGCCGCACACCCAGGCCCGCCAGCGGAACGTCGATCCGGGCGGCTGCAAGACCTCGCCTTCGCGGCTCCCGCACCACGGACAGGGCTTCATTCCACCCTCCCGAAGCCGGGGATGTAGCCACCGCCCTGCATCAGCCAGAACCCGAACAGCAGCACTGCCAGGACCAGCGTCACTTCCCACAGATCTACCACCCAATCCGGTCGTTTCATGGCGTCACCTCCATGACCAGGAGACTACCCGCACAGCGGGGAGAGGTCAAGGGGTCCTGGGGAAAAATGCTCCCCCAAAAAAAATGGCCCGGCGGGAAAGCCAGGAGGGGGGTAGGAGAGAGGGGTGAACCCGTAGAGCAGGGCCAAGCCCCGCGATCATTTCCTTTCGGGCCGGGCCGCCTCGCGGGTCGGGCTGCGGAGCGCCGGTCCCTCGGGGGGTCCCCTGCGATCCTGCGCCCCCTGCGCTCCTTCCGGACAGCATGAGGCCCGGGAGCCTTGCGACCCCCGGGCCTCGCCTCGCCTCTCTACCTCTCTGTCTGGCCCCTCAGCGTCGGGCCTCCGCCCTCATACGCTCCGAGCCACTGGGCGCGTCCCTTCGCGTCCTCGGTGCAGTCGTAGCAGATCCCCCCGAGCGCCTCGCCCTCGCCCTCCAGCAGCGCCTCGCCGCATCCCGGGCAGGCACCGTGAGGAGCATTGACCTCGCCCGTGTTCCCGCACCGGTAGCAGGCGTAAGGCAGGCCGGTCCCGGGCTCAAGATCCCTGTACCACTCCCCGTGACACCTCGGGCAGGGCACGCGGCTCACTTGACTTTCTCCGCCGCCTTGTCCGCCGGCTCTGGCCCGAATTGCTCAATGTACCTGTCCAGCATGGCGTCACAGTCCGGTTTCAGGTACTGCATGATCCGCGCCGCCTCAGGATAGGGAAGGGCGCAGAGCTTGCGGTAACGCGCCGCGTCCTTCTCATCATCCGGGCGGCTCACTTGGCCGCCTCCGCCACGCCGGGCACCAGCCGATAGACAGGGATCGTGATCCAGCCGGACAGGGCTCGCCTCAGGACCTGAGGAAAGATCAGTTCGGCCTTGATCATGGACTCGGCCCGGCCCGGGATCTCATCGTCCCGTATGGCTACCTCATCGGCAGCCAAACCCGGTATCCACGTCGTCACGGTGTCATAGGGCTCGCGGGTCTCATCGTCCACCGTCAGCAGGATGGCGACGTTCCGGCCGCCATTGGCCCCGTAGCGGGTCAGGGTCACGAGGCAGGGGGTATCGAGCAGGGTAGCGCGGCGGGTCATCGTCGTGCCTCCTCGCGGCAGAACTCGCGCCAGAGGTCGCGGCGCGACTCCCGGCGGGCGTGGACTTCCACCTTGCCCGTGCCGGCGCACACGACGCACTGCGTCAGGATGTTCCACAAGCCGTGGCCACGGTTACCAGTCCCGCGGCAGATAGGGCAGCGGACTTTCTCGGTTCTCATGCTTCTCACCCTCCGTTGTGAGAGCCGGGATTGGCCCTCACCTGTAGCGTCCTCCACTATTAGGCAGTTGTCAATACCAGTCGGCTAAGCATAGTCCGCAGTTCCCCCGGCTCCCGGGAATCCATCCGGGCAGACCCTACGTCCTGCACGCATCCCGCATCCCCCGCGTCCCTCGCTGTCCCTGTCCTATCCCTTGTCCCTCCTCCCCAAACGATAAGACCAGCTTAATGCTGGCCCTACCGTCCTTAACCTCCCCTTACCTCACCCCTCCGGATTTCCTCCCGGATCTTTCTTGTTGCGGTGCAGCATCCACTCCCCGATCACTCCGCCTATCCAGAGCAGGGAGACCCATACGGTCAGGATGACCAGCCATGCGAAGGCTTCCATCATTCCTCCGGGTAGATCCGCTCGCACTCGCGGGTCCACTTCACGGCAGGCCAATAGGCGATCACCCCTTTCCCCAAGCTGTCCCACGTTGCCCGAGGTAGGCCCTCGGTATCGAGGTCGCTGTCGCTGTCGAGGCTGGCCCCGACACACTCCTTCCCGTACATCCCGCGCCCTGAGTAGCTGCGGGGGCGGAGTCCCTGAGCGCGGAGCGCCCTGCACAGGTCGAGGGCTTTCATGAGTGTCATCTGTTGGTCCCTCCGTTGTTACAGGTGAATGACGTGCGGATGCCCGTCCTCATACGCCTCCAGGACTAAATCCCGCGACTCGTGGCCCTCGGTGACCCGGCTCGGCTTGTCGAACCATGTCGATTCCGGGCCGTCCAGCCACTCGCAGTGCTGGTCGAACTCCCGGAGCCACGCCACGACCGACACCGGCGCCGGGATCACCCGGGCGTCGGTGTACGTCACGCAGTCGCAATCCATCCCGGAGCGGCAGAGAGCCACGCGCCCGCCCTCGGTGTTGGCGTCAATGTGCGCCCGCCACTGGGCCCGCTCATTGATCAGCCGATCAATCCGCGGCAGCCGCCGGCGGGCATCCTCGGTCAGCACCTCGATCAGTTGCTTCCGGGTGTAGGGGCGGTGCCGTCCCCAGTTCCTGCGCAGCAGGTCCGCCAGTTCCCGGGTGCGCAGCATCAGTAGTCCCATCCACGTTCGGCCCGGTCCGCGCACGCATCGCACTGATACCCGCGGGCGCGGTCCGCCGGTGTCAGGCGATTGGGCTCGCCGCACGTCGGACAGGGCAGGTTGCGGGGATTGCGGCGACTGGCGGCCCGGAGCGCCGAGTTCCCGCCCGGGTGCGCGAAGGCGTGAGAGCAGTCCTCATCGCCCCGCTCGATTGCCTCATACAGGGGGTCATAGTGGCTCATATCAGCCCCCGCTCGGCAAAGGACACGGCAAAGCCGCCCGGGGCCACAATCAGATGATCCAGTACCCGGATGTCCACCAGTGCCAGCGCATCCCGGAGCCGCTGGGTAATCAGCTCGTCGGCCGCACTGGGCTCGGGATTCCCGCTCGGGTGATTGTGGGCGAGGATGATCGCCGCGGCGTTTTGCCTGAGAGCCGCTTTGACCACTTCCCGCGGGTGAACGCTGGCGCCGTCAATGGTCCCCTCGAACATCACCTCAGTCGCAATGACCCGGTGCCGGTTGTCGAGGAACACCACCGCGAAGCCTTCCCGCTCGCGCATCCCCAGCAGGGTGCGCAGATATTCCCGGGTAACCCGGGGGTTGACGATTGCGGGCCCGCGCATCAGGGGCGCGGCCAGATACGCCGCCGCCGCTTCGCACACGGTTTCCGCCGGGGCCGGCTTGTAGCGGCGCCCGACCTTTGTGAATAACTGTCGCTGCATTGATCTACCCTCCATTGTGGACCATCCACGCTTGTATGCTACGCGCCCCGCGGGTAGGGGCGCAATAGCAAGAGGGCGCCCGAATGGGCGCCCTCCGTTGCGGCTTGTGCTGAGGCTCAATCGAGCCATTCCAGTATCTTCCCTGCCTCATCGCACTCGCTCGCGGCCTCCATCAACAGCCGCCACTGCTCGTCCAGCTTGCGCGTGGCGGCGCAGTCGCCTTGCTCCTCGTGCAGGCGCCACAGCTCATGGTTCACCGCGATGCACGTCAGCGCGAGGCCGGCGGCCACCCGGGAGAGTCCCCGGACATCCCCGCCCAGCTCCCCGACCGGCCCGAGGTCCACCCGCTCCGGGACCGATCGGGGCCACATCCAACCGGCGCCGTTGCTGGCTTCGGAGAACTCCCACACGCCCCCGGCGTAGGCCGGCTCACCGGTGCGCTCATCGCGCAGGGACTGCCTCGCGTAGTGAAAGACGCGGGCCTCGACGGTCATCATCGCCATCGGGCCAAAGTGACGCGGGAAGAACTCCAGCCGCTCGGACTCGGACACGTTGCGGATGGTGAGGGTCATTCGACCTCCCGGCCATCGGCATTGTAGTAACCGCCGAGGTACATCGCGGCGCCGTTGTCGGCGTTGATGAGGACCACCCCGGCGTCCCCGTGCGAGTCCTTCGCGGTCAGGATTGCATCTGCGTTCCAGATGCCGATGCTGAGGCATCCGCCCGGGTCAGTCTGGCACAGGACCTCGACCAGCCGCGCCGCCCAGTAGCTCACATCCCCCATGCGGTCGCGCATCTGAATGGCGAGCTGGGCCACGATGGTCGGCGCCGCGTCACCCGCGTTGTGGCCGTAGATGACGGGGGAGAACTCGACCGAATCCTCTGCCGCCTTGATCACTTGGAACAACACTCTGTCACCCATTTTCAACCTCCGTTCTGAGTTGGGACGGTGTTAGCTTGCTCCCCGCCCTGCGGGGATGTCAAGTGCGCGGAAACATCCAGCCACAGGCCGCGAGCGGCGCACGGGAACTCAATCCGCAACCCGACCGGCTCGCCCATGTAGTCATTGAAGGACCCGGAGCGTTCCTCAAGGTCAGCTAGCGCCGCCTCGACCAGCTCAGCGAGCGTGCAGGACTCCGGGACCTCGAAAGCCCCGCACTCCTCCTCCCCCTCGGCGTCGATGGCGTGCCACGTCAGCTCGATCATGGCCGCGCCTCCCGCCCGAACCGCTCCGGCGGCAGCGGGTCGCTGAGGACCTCGATTCCCCGCTCGCGCATCCACTGGCAGGCGTCCTCACGCTTAGAGGTGAGCCGGTCCTCGGCCTGCTGGTCGGCATGCCCGAGCAGGGCGGGCAGGGTCAGCATGATGTCGGGCCTGCGGCTCATGACGCCAGCACCTTCGTAATCTGGTCGCGGGCCCAGCTCAGGTCCGGCCACTCGATCACCACCGGGCGGGCGTTGTCGGCGCCGTCGATGTTGGTGAGCCCCCAGCTCCTGAACGTGCCGAAGCAATGCTGGTCGTTGATGCTGGCGCGATCCTCGTCGGGGTCCTCGGGGAATGCCTCGTCGATCTCCGCGGGCGCCTGCATTGCGTCGATGACGGCGGACACCTCGCGCAGGACGCGGGCCAATTCTTCATTCCGGGATTCCAGCTTTTCCACCCGGCCCCTCAGGTCTCCAGTGGGGAATGGCATCAGCAGCTCCCCTGATCAACCGCGAAGTTCTGGGCGAAGTGGAGGACGCCCTCGGCAGTCAGCTCCACCTTGACCGACCGCGCCGGGCCGTGCTGCCCCTGTGATCCGTCCAGCTCGTCGCCTGGAGTCATCTTGTCGTCCAGCTTGCTGTTGATGTCTTTCAGCCACTGGCGCTCTTTGGCCAGCTCCGAGCGTGAGGCGGCCCACATTCGGTCCCACACGCCGAGTCCATTCGTGCAGAACTCGAAATACCAGAGTGTCACTGTCGGCGGTTTCTTGGTCATGGTCCCTCCGTTGTTGCCACGCCTCCAGTCTACTCGCGGCGCGTGAGAATGCAAGCCCTCACAACGCGAGGCCGAGCAATGCGATTACCAGCAGAATCACCGCATAAATCAGCAGCGGCGAGGCGCCCGCCTCATCCCGCCGCACCCGCTGAGGGGATACCCGCCTATCGGGGATCACAGGATGACTCCACGCCCCTTGCAGGCGCGGCACTTGGGATTGATGACGCGATAGCCACACTCACTCTCGGGCCCGCACTTCTCGCAGCCGTGAGTCTCGTTCCAGATGTCTTTGGCCTGCCGGTTCACTTCCTCGATAGCCTCCCCCCATCGGGAAACGAGGGTGTCGAGCGGCTCACACGGGACCTCGACGGTTTCGGTCTCGGTGTCCACGCCCTCGACGATGCTGCTCACGGTCAGGTACTCGACCCGCTCGCCGCGGCCGGTCATCTCCGCCCACGTCCCCAGCTCACGCAGCGAGTCGCAGTAGATGGGCGCCTTGCCCTCCAGCTTGAACCCGATGGCCGGGCCGCAATCGGTGTACTTGTAGGCGAGCCGGTAGAGTTCGGCCGGGCTGTCCGCCCAGTGGAACAGGTGAGCAAGGGTGCGCGGCGAGAAGGCCCGGTAACCCCTCTCGTGAGGAGGCGACTCGATCTCGCACAGGAACCGATCCCGGGCCCGCGCCGGGAAGGTGACCCGGCACTCGTGCAGTTTGGCCTCCGAGCGGATGCTGGACAGCACCATGTTCGAGGTGCCTCGCACCGGGACGGGCTTGAGGTGCAGGAAGGTCTTGACGTGTTCCGGCACCTTGTCGAACCGGTAGCGCCACTTGCCGCGGCCCTTCCTCAGGCGGCGCACCATGTAGCCCTGCTTGCTCCGCCCGATCCAATCTCGATACTCGACCGTCCATTGCTCTTTCATGACCCCTCCTCAGGTGGTGATTTGGATGATGGTGGTCTCGCCGCCGCACTTCGGGCAGGTCTCGGAGTCGAGCCCCGGGCCGCCGGCGAAGGCGTCCTCGCCCGCGGTGCAGCGTTCCAGCTCAGCAGCGGCAACGTGCTTGCAGGACTGACGGAACTGGAATCCCTTGCAGTCGCAGTGCCAGCCGTACTGGTACGGTCCACCTGGAGTCGGCCCCCACAGGACCGTGTAGGTGTCGCCCTGCGAGCCGGCGACTCGTTTCTGCCAGAAGGTGTTGCCCTTGCAGATGCGTCGAGTTTCGGTGGTGAGATCAGGCATGCTCAGGCACTCCAGCGAGGCCGCAGTAGCCGGTGCGCCGCGCCTCCGCCTCCTCGTCGGTTTCCAGCCAGTGCGCGTGCGTGCCGTCCACCTCGTCGAAGGGCACAAAGATGAACGACGCCGGGACGTAGGCCGGGCGCTCGGGCTCAGTGGTCGCCCGCCGCTGACTGTAGTTGCTCATGCGGCGGTTCTCGGGCATCCGGCCCCACCTCCATGCCATGCACCTCGGGCCCTCGCAGGTCTCGAAGGTGTCATTGGCCAGCGTCCGGTGACACAGCTTCAGCTTCAGCTCACTGACGGTGGTTCTCACGTCGGGCCTCCTTGTGTTCTTCAGCCCACCTCTGGTGGGTCTCGGTGAATTCCTGCTGGTGAGCAGGGCACAGATGCGCCCACCTCTCGCGCTCGAGTTCGTGGACGCATCCACAGGGGAGCTTGGCTGTCCTCATGCCTCGGCGACCTCGGGCGCGTCCTCCGTCACCGGGCCGAGGAAGTCGCCGACCTGCACGCGCCGGTACTGAATGCCGAAGTCCGGGAGTTGCTGCCCCTCGTAGGCGTGGACCTGCGTCAGTCCGGCGGCCTTCGCCCACTGGAGGTAACCGAGGATCGCAGCGTCCTTGCTCGCCCCCGGGCCGGTGTAGCGGGCCGGCCTGCGGTATTTCGGCCGGGCCGGGTGCTTACCGGGCACCACGAGGCGCCGGACCTTGCCGACCATCGCGTAGAGACTTTGTTCGAGATCGTCCCGCCGGCCCACGGAGATCGCCCGGTATTCCTTGCCGTCGAACACCTGAAGCTCGAACTCGCGTTCATCTTTGGAGACGTACACCTTGCATTCCCTCCATTGTTTGGTGACGGTTACAGTCTACTCGCTGAGCGGGTACTCGTCAACAGGCCCAGAGGGGCTGTCGCGATCCGACTCAGCGTAGAACCGGCGCCAGCAGCGACTGCAAATCCGGTGTACGTCCTGCTGGTCGCCCTCTGGCACCGGGAGATCGTAGATTGAGTCGCACTCCGGGCAGTGGAACAGGCGCGTCACAAAGACCCGCATGACCACTAGACGCTCGCCTCGACGATGTGGTTCGCGACGGGGAACCTCCCGATGAACCCGTGCGCCCCATGCACCTCGATGGCGAGCATTCCGCCGCAGGGAGCGGCCTCCAGCTCGATCCTCTCCGGACAACTGATCGCGATCCTGCCCTCGGTCGCCGGCTCCGCGACGAGCGCAAAAGGCGAGCCCCACGGCTCATTTCCGACGAGGAGCTGACCCCACAGCTTCACCTCTCCGGTGTCGAGCCCGGCCGCCCATACCGGAGGACTCGATGGACAGGGCCCGAGGAATCGAGCCGCAGGAAGGAGCAGGGCCCCCATCAGCACCTGGCGCCGACTAACCATAGATGATGCTGCCGAAGGTGGCGACCTGCAGCAGCACGTCCGCGGTGTCCGCGTCGCAGGCGCCGACCTCGTTGATGTTGTTCTCGATGTCCTTGCGGATATGGTCCCCGACCTCGACCGCGCCATTCATGACGGCGCCGATGGCGGCCGCAATCTGCTCCGGGCCGACCTCGTTCGTCTGCACGGGCTCGTTGAACTCGTCGTTCCCGTCCGGCGTCTGGTAGACGATCCGGATCACGTCCAGCTCGCGCAGGATCTCGCCCTCGACGGGCTCTTTGCGGCGCACCGACCTCGCGTCGTAGGCCGGCGTCCAGTGGTCCGAGCCGCCCTCCCATGCGGTGGTGAGCAGGTCGCACAGATGGGTCTCGGGAATCTCGAGTGTGACGTTGAGCTGCATGATGGTCCCTCCGTTGATGAGCTGGTGACGGTTACAGTCTACGCGCCCTGCGCGTACCGGTCAACTCATGAAGGCGGTCATGTGGATGCGGCCGACCGTCCCGGAAACCCCGGGCGTCCCGGCCGCATAGACCTTGCCGCGGCCGAACAGGCTCGCGTCCTCCAGCGTGATCGCGGCGCTGGCGATTGCCCCTCCGAGCGTCGCCGTCGCGCTGAGCCCGATGGAGTCCAGGCTGCGGGCCAGCGTCGCCGCGACCCGGATCGTGCCGGCAGAGACCAGTGTCGCGGCATCCAGCGTCTTCGCCAGCGACGCCTGAATGTCCGCCAGACCGGTGACCTCTCCGGCCGCGCTCAGCCCGATGCCGTCGAGTGTTCTCGCCAGTGATGCCCGAGCGGGCGTATCGACGGCGGCCGCCAGGGTCAAGCCGGCCAGCGTGGCGGCGAGCGTGGCCTCCGAGACCCCACCGACAACGCCCGTGGCGGCAAGCCCAACCCCATCGAGCGTCCTGGCGAGCGTCGCCTTCGCGGGCGTGTCGACCGCGGCCGCCAGACTGACGCTCGACAGCGAGGAGGTGAGCGACCCCTTTGCCGGCGTGTCCGCGGCCGCCGTCAGCGAGATCGAGGCCAGCGTCTGACTGAGCGAGGCTTCGCTGACGAGCTGACCGATGGAGCCCGTGGCTGAGAGGGTGACTCCGCCCAGGGTGGCGCCCAGGGCGGCTCGAGCCGGGGTCTCGACTGAGGTGGTGAGTCCAACGCTGCCCAGCGTCCCGGCGAGCGTCGCCCTGGCGGGTGTCTCGACTGAGGTGGTGAGCGAGACGGAGTCCAGCGTGCGGCTGAGCGTGGCCTCGCTGATGACCGTGCCCACCGAGCCCTGGGCGCTGAGCCCGATCCCGTCCAGGGTCCGGCTGAGCGAGGCGACGGCCGGCGTCTCGATCGAGGTGCTGAGCCCGATCCCGTCCAGGGTCCGCGCCAGGCTGGCCTGGGCCGGCGTCTCGATCGAGGTGCTGAGCCCGATCGTGTCCAGCGTCTTGCTGAGCGAGGCCGAGATCGAGCCGCCGCCTCGGTCACTGATCGCCCGCGACTTCCAGAAGCTCAGGCGCGGGTCGGAATCAGAGGCGGCAGACCTACCTCCGATTCCGCAGTAAATATCGTCAGAATCGTCGTGCCGGTTAGTTGCGTCGGTGTCGGAGTACGTCGTAAACCCCGGTGTCTCATCGACTCCAATCCACCCTGGATCGCTCGGCTTGGTCGCACCGTGAACTGTCTGCCAATAGGACAGAACGACCGCGGAGCCGGCCGCGCCGGAAGCGGCGAGGCGCAACGTCTGGAAATCTCCGGGGTTACGGGCGGTGTTTCCCGTGATGGCGGCGAGCGCGGTGCGCGTCCCGCTATTCCAGCGGGCGAGCGGGATTACGTCGTCGCCGTTATCGTGGATCTGGTAGCCGTTGCTCGTCGCGGAGCCACGCACCAGCGGGCCGGGCGTGCGATTTGAAGATCCCGCGGTGCCTTGGCTTTGCAGCGTAACCTGCGCCTCATGCTCGATGGAGCCCGGGTCGTTTGCGGTGTAGCGCCAGAGCGTGTTGCTGGTGAGGAAGCTGTCGAGTTCGCTATTTCCGCTGTCCCACGTCAGCGTTGCGCTGTCCGCCGTCCACCGGCTCGACGGGTCCGTCGAGAAGTTGTCGAGGTACTCGGTGTTGTGCGACTCTGGCACCGCCTGCACGGGCCGCGTCTCGCTGTGTCCGAGGTACTCGTACACGTCGCGGAGAATCCGGAAGATCGGCGTCGAGAGCGAGTAGCCCGCCGCCTGAAACGCCGCCTTGTTGATCGTGGCGCCGTAGCGGTCAACGTAGCTGTAGGCGGAGAGGGCTTGCTCGAGGACGTTGCGCAGCGTGTTCCGCTGCTGCTGCGTGAGGTCCCCGACCGTCGCCGTCGTCAGACGATCAGGCAGCAGCCGCGTGTCTGCGTCGGGCGTGCCGATGTTGCCGACGAGGTGAACCAGCGCCCACCCGACTGGGTAGACGCCGTCCTGTAGGGGCGGGTAGTAGGCGCTGACCTGATCCGCGAGCCGCGGGGTCTGCAGCATCGCGGCGACGGCGTAGCCGCCATCCGCCTCCTGCACGATGCGGCTGACGCCCCAGCGACCCTCGCGGATGTTGATGGCCACGGCAGCCGCCGCCCGTTACCGGTTACTTATGCATTGCCGTCCGTGAGCGTGAAGCTCGTGACCGTCACGGTCTGCCCGGAGGCCAGCACGTCGTTGTCGAGCAGCATGTCGCCCGTGCCGACGGCGACACTGGTGATGGTGCCCTGCATGTGCTGGGTGGTGCCGTTGGAGGCGTAGATGCGGAAGTGGCCCGCGGTCCCCGCGGCATCCGCTGAGGCATCTTCCCAGGTCCCGGCCTTGGCCTTCGAGCCGCCGGAGGCCGCCGCCATCCAGTCTGAGGGCAGCGTCAGCGTGGCCAGCACCGTGCCCGAGTCCGCATCCGAGATGTTGGTGGGCGGGGCGCCCGTGCGGATCTTGAGAACTGCGGTCGCGCCGATCGCCGTCTCGATCGCGTCCAGGCGGGCATCACGCACCGTCGATGACATCTTGATCGCCATTGCTTAACTCCTCACAGGGTCTGTTCTTTCCCGAAAAGCGTGAACGAAACGTCACCCGTGTCCGATGTCACCCTCACGACACTCCGCTCCCCCAGGACCATCTCAACGGAGGCCACAGTATCCAACGATGGGACCTCCTTGTCATAGGCAATGAACTGCTCGAGCGAGTCGGCGGCGCCCTCCGGTGCGACGGCGATCCGGACCGCGGCCGGCACGGCACTGCGGTTGCAGGAGATGATGCGGGCGTTCTCGACCTTCTGGCCTCGCGGAACCCAGTACAGGTTGACCGTCACCGTGGCGACTGGGGCGGCCTGCGCCAGGACACCGTACCGATCCATCACACGACCTCGGGCTCGTTCGAGTATTCATCATCATGCCCGTAAACGCGCTTCACGGGAACGGCCTGCGAGAAGGTGAGCGCCAGGGCATCCGCGAAGTCCGGCGAGGGGATGCCGCGGGCCGCCATGTCCTCCTTCGACTCGAGCCGCATGAGCTGTGCCTGATCGAAGAAATACTCGGGCCCGATGAGGTCCTCGCGCAGTGGACGGTGGTCGGGGATGTCGGCTGTGCGCAGCCACGTCTTGAGCCGCGCCCAGCTCTCGATGCGGGGGTTGTAGTACACCCGCTTCTCCAGCACTTCCTTGCGGTCGCCGGTGTAGATGGCCACCACGTTATCGAAGCCGAGCTGAACCAGGCGATCGTAGACCCCGACGCCCATGCCGGTCGCGTCGATGAACACCACGTCGGGCTTGTAGTCGTTGATCTTCTTCGCCACCTGGGCCGCCAGCAGCATCAGGTCCGGGATGCGATAGGCGTAGATGTCCTTCAGCAGCTTCGGGCCCTGGCGGAACAGGATGACCGACTGGGCCGAGCCCGAGCGGGCCACGTCGACTCCCATCAGCTTCGGGGTGGTGACCGGGATGTTCTCCCACTTCACCTCGCGAGCCACTGCCTCGTCCACCAGGTCCACCGGGATCATCTGCAGGGGCGAGGAGGACGGGAACTCGCCCAGGATGCGGGTCTTCACGAAGTCCGACTCGAGGCCGTAGTCCTCGATCCACTGCCGGATCTCGATCTGGTTGGCCTTCTTGGCCTTGCGGGCGTCCACCTGGAAGGTGGTCCAGCGATCCCGGAACCGGGTCCAGCACTCCCGGAAGCGGCCCGTGTTCTTCACCGGGTTGCCGAGGCACAGCCACATCGACCCCGGGGTGGTCATGGCGCCCTCGGCCGTCTCCCAGATGATGTCCTCGATGTTCGACGCCTCGTCGAACACCATCAGGACGTGGGCCTCGTGCGTGCCGGCGAATGCCTGGGCATTGGAGACCGACCAGGGGACAGCCGTGGCAAACCACAGGTCCGGCCGGGCGACCAGCTTGAACTGGGTCGCGCTCCACTCGAACCAGTGGCTGTTCAGGGAGACCGAGTGCCACTTGGCCAGCTCGCGCCAGGTCTTGGTGGTGAGCTGGGTGCGGGTGTTCGCCGTCACCACGATCTGTGGGAACGGCCGGGTGGAGATGAACCACTGGATGATCCACGCCACGAACGCCGTCTTGCCGACACCGTGGCCGGAGGCGACCGCGAAGCGGATCGCCCGCCTCATCAACTCCTCGAGGTTCTCCTGCTCGCGGACCTCCTCGCCCAGGGCCCGGAGAGCGGCGGTCTGCCACTCGTCCGGGCCCGTTTCGTTGGCCAGGAAGGTCCCGGGCTCGCCCCAGGGGTACATCGTGTGGACGAACAGCTCGGGGTCCGCATAGCAGCGGGCCACCAGTTCCCCTAGCAGGTCCTCGTCGTCCTTCAGGCGGCCTGCTTCAGCCGCCACGCACGGTACGCCGGGGTCTGGTCGTAGTCGCCCCACAGGAACACGTCCCGGGTCTTGCAGAGGGCCGAACGCAGCTCAGCCTCGCTGCGAACGTAGATCGCGGCGATGGGGTTGGTCTGGTGGACCCGGCACCAGTCTGCGAACTGAGCCAGGCTACCAGCGATGACGATCGGCCGGTGCATGACTGAACCCTACCTGCTGTGCCGGTCATATTCTGTCTGCTACCCGCACAGCGGTCAACCCGGCCCCTCGAGGGCCCCGGCGTCGAACGTCCGCCCCATGCGCCGGCGAGCCTTCTCGGTCCGCTCGGCGATCTTCGAGGCCAGGTTATTGATGGCGTCCGCCTTCTTGTCCTGGTACAGCCCCTGGATCTTCGCCAGGGAGTCGAGGGCCGAATGCTTGTCCCAGAGCTGCACCTCGATGTCCTCGGTCTCGATCTGATCGCCGTCCTTGGTGGTGCGCTTGTTGCGCCGGATCTTGACGGCCTTCACCGAGCGGCGGGCCGCCTTGCTGATCTCGGCCTTGGGCTTCAGGGCCAGCCTGACGCCATCTCCGTCATCGACCTCGTCGAAGTAGTCGAAGATGTCCGAGGAGGCGATCGAGACCCACTCCTTGGCCAGGTCGATCGTGGCCACGTCCGCCTGCTGCTCGAGGACCAGGCGCAGACGCTCGACCTCGGAGATCACGTCCGGGTGCTTCAGCATGACGCTGCATGCTTCGCTGATGTTCCTGCTGCCTGCCCGACCCGAATAGCCGGAATCCAGCAGCGCCTTCTCAGCGTCCCAGCCGGTTGCAACCAGCACGCGAGCGAAGTGCAGGCGCCTCTGCCTGGCATTCTCCCGCTGTAGGAGGCGACGGCGCAGCCCGCCGGCCATGACCGGCGCTGACTCTCCCAGCAGTTCCGGCTCGCCGGGCTCCGGAGGCACCGACTTGCGCCTCAGCGCGGGATTGTCCACCCTCGGCTGCCCCGCGACGCGCCCCGTGTCCTCGTGGGTCGCGGCCGCGTCAATCAGCTGCTCGAGTCCCACTTCCATTGCTGCGAATCCGCCGGTAGACCTCCTCACGATGGACCGGAATGTCCCTGGGGGCCTCGACGCCCACCTTGATGTTCCGGCCCTCCACGCTGACGATCACGATACGGATCTCGTCCCCGACCATGATCGCCTCGCCTTCCTTTCGCGCTAGCATCAGCATCCTTCGACCCTCCTTTTCACTCCGGCCAGCTCCCAGACGTTGTAGCCCAGCGACTGACACAGCTCGTCCAAATGATCGACCTGCCGGCCGAAGCGGTGTTCCCACTCCCAGACCGGGATCACGTCGATCCCATATTCCCCGGTATGGAACCGGGGCGCCAGGGGAATCACCAGGAAGTCCGAGGTCTTCTGCCCCAGGCCCTTGTGAATACCGATCTCTCGCAGGCTCCCGCCGTGACAGTGGTGCAGCGTCGGCGACTGTGCGCCCGACAGGATGCAACCCAGGTCGGCCACCCGGTCCCAGTGTTCACGAATCGTCATCGTCTTCGTCACGCCACTTCGACCCCTCTCCCCAGCGGATGAACGGGCTCATCACGCGAGCCTCGAACATGCTCCAGGCGTCCGGATTGTGGTCGAAGTCGCGCTTCGACGCCACGCCGGTCTGCGCCTTCACCCAGGCGTCCGCATCCTCCATGGTCTCGCAGCGCAGGTTGGTGCGGTACGAGACATACGCCTGAAAGTCCTTCTGCTGGCAGAGCATGGCCACGCGCTTGCTCTTGGGGCCGCCCTTGAGCCCCTCCTCGAGGCGCTCGGCCTTCCCCTGGTCGATCGGCTTCTCGTCCTCGTCGATCTGCACCAGCGTCAGCCAGTAAGGGACCGGCTTGTCGTCGGCCTCCATCGGCAGGAGCCCGGTCCTGAACCAGTCGAGCCCCTCGTCGGTCAGCGAGAATTTCACCGAGGCGCCGTCCTGGTGGGCCCAGTTGGCGCCGGCGAACCACAGGTCGATGCTGCGGGCCTCCTCGCCGTCCGGCGGGTCCATCTGCCAGACCGAGGCGAATCGCTGCCCGGCCCGCTTCCCGGCCCGCCGGGTGATCTTCTCGAAGGCGGCCAGCGAGTCCCGGGAGGACAGCCCGACCTTGATCGAGGGCCCGCGGGTACTCGAGTCCGTCCAGGACCTGACGGTGACCAGCTCGTGGAACGCAATGATGCCGTCGCTCATGGGGTCACCTCGACCAGCCCGCGAATCTCCAGCACCAGGGTCTCCTGCATCGAGCCGTCGATCGGGACAGAGAACAGGTCGATGCCGCGGAGCCCGACCACCGCAAAGCGGCCGGTGGCCGTGATTCGATCGAACCGGACATAAGTCCGCCCGTCCATCTCCACGAACGGGTCCTCGATCCGGTTCTTGATGATGTCCATCAGCGTCTTCCCGCTGATGACGTTCTCGGGCTGGGGCCACATCGTCCCCTTGTCTCGCCTGAACATCAGGACACCCTCGATTGCAGCGTCTCGTCCGCGTAGAACTCGATGCCCTTCACCTTGGCCTTGTCCTTCATGGACCGGGCCAGCGCGTTCAGGGCCCCCTTGTTCACCCGGTCTTCCACCGGCACCAGGAACTGCTCGGGGACCTTCTTGATGTCCGCGATGCGGTACTTCCACACCTCTCGGGTGCCGACCTTGGATCCGTAGGAGCCCTCGATCCGGGTGGTCGTGAACTCCGGGACCGGATCGGGGATGGGCGCCGGCAGCGGCTCGGGCTCCGGCGGCGGCAGGTTGGCCTCCTCGGCTGCCTTGCGGGCGGCCTCGATCTCGGCCAGGCGACGAGCCTCCTCCCGCTTGCGAGCCTCCTCCTGCTCGCGGCGGGCTCGCTCGGCGGCCTCGGCGAGCGCCCGCTGCTGAGCCATGTAGCCCTTGAGCGCCAGGTCGACGATGCCCAGCTTGGCCTTGAGGGCCTCGATCGGGGCGTTGAACCGGGTATTGATCTTGAGCAGCGTCTCGCGCAGCCCGGCGCCCATGTCGAGGCGTTCGGCGTCGAGGTCCTTGATCTGCTGATTTACCCGGGCGCGGTATTCCGCGGCCAGCTCCGCCTCGGCCGGAGTCTGGATCACCTGGAACTTGCCCGCTCGGTCGAGCAGCACTTCGGCCGCCGCGATCAGCTCCTGTGAGCGCGGGGTCTCGGGTACGGTCACTTCGGTCATGTCACCCTCCGTTTCTGATGTACGAACTCAATGGCGAGCTTCACCCCCGTCCCGTAGACGGTGAGATGCTCCTTAATCTCGATCCGACGATAGACGATCATCGGAGCGATCTCCTCCGGGTGCCGCATCCTCAGGACCTCATAGATCCCTTTCGTGGGCTCGGCCACCCATCCCCGCTCCTCGCAGAACGCCTGAAACGCCTTCAGGCGGGTGCGATGCAGCAGGCAGCGGCTGCGGCTCACTTGAACATCTCCGCCAGCTTGGCGGCCGAGCCCGACACGGGCTGGAACGACTCGCCGGCCAGGTAGCTCTCGAGGAACCGGGTGGCCAGCTCCTCGAACTTCTGGTGCATCGCCAGGTCGGGCTCGGCAGCGCGGACCAGTAGCCTGCCGTCATCGGTGCGGCGCGGGTCTCCTGAGGCGAAGATCCAGCCGGGCCAGCCCGTCACCCACAGCGACCACTGGACCTGGGGGATGTACTCCTCCGGGACCGTAGTGCGCTCCAGGTAGCCGGCATGAATCTCCGGATCGTAGGGGCATTTGCCTTCGTAGCCCCAGCCCCTCGGCAGGACCCTTCCGTCCGGAGAGGCTCCGCAATGCCTCGAGAGCAAGGGATGTTCCCCGTGGAACATCTGGAACTCGACCGGCTCGATCTCCCATGCCGGGTAACGCTCCCAGACCTCCGCCCGCAGCCACGGCTCGTGCTTCACGCCCCAGTGCAGGGACGGGATCGACTTCGGGGCCCGGCCGAGAACACGCTGCTCGGCCCGCATCTCCTTGGCCAGCGTGTTCCAGACCTTGTAGCTGCCCGTGAGCAGCCGCTTCGCCCGGGACGCGGTCAGGCAGTGCTGCCGAAGCTGGGCATGCTCCCCGGGGGTCACTGCACCCTCGTATCGGACTCCGCCTGAAGGCGCAGGTTCTCGGCCAGGTCGTCGAGCTGAACGTCGAGCTTCACGCCGAGTTCCTTGCTCAGCTTGGCATGCGACAGCGTCAGCGCATGCAGGATGTTCGACATCGACTTTATGGTGAGGAACAGCAGTTCGATCTTCTGCTCGGCGGTCGCCTTGCGCTTGCGCTTGGGCTTGTTCGGATCACGGGCCTGGCGGGCGAACTTCACGCCGGTAATGCTCTGCAGCCCGGTGCAGTTGGTCTCGGTGACCGGAAACCCGAGTTCCTCGGTCGCCTTCTTGGCGGCATCCCGCCTCGAGATGGTCTCGAGGTGGGCATGGTTGAGGCGCATCCAGTTCAGCAGCCGGTCGCGCTTCTCGATGTTCAGACAGTTCCTGCTCATCAAACCCCTCCTGGGTCGTCAGACCCTTCTGTAGAGACGAATGGCCCGACGATGGGCCTGGCTGTTAGTGGCATCCAGAAACTGGCCGGTGAACTCTACCCAGCCCAGCTTGATCCACTGCCTGAGGCAACCATTGAACATGGCTCCCCAGACGTTCGGGTGGTGCGGCTCACCGGCCGTCTTGTGGACGACCGAGCGAACCTGCTCTGAAGTGAAGGTCACGCCCTTGTCGAGAGACCGGACGTAGCCCGTGGCCGTCCCCTGGTACAGCAGCTTCCACGATTCATGCTCGTGATCCACGGCCTGGCGAATCCCGGCCCGCTTGCGGCGGCCGCCCTCCACCCAGTCAATTTGGGCGCTCATCGCTTCCCTCCATGAGGATCCAGCCTTGGCCGATCAGCTTGACCATGGACTCAAGGGTCTCCTTCGGCGTGTACCTGATCAGCCCGCCCATTGCGGCGGCAAGACAGCCCAGGCAGCCGCAGCTCTCCAATTCGGAGGATCCGAGCAACACCGTCAGCATGGTGATGTCGCCGGCATTCAACCCAGGGTGTCCTTCCTCGATCATCTTGCGAAGTTCCTCGAGGCACGTCTCGGAGTCAGGGCTGGATCCGACCATCCATGTACGGGTATCGCTCTTGGTTGGCGCATGCCTGAGCAAGGTGATGGTGAACGCGGTCACTGTGCTGCCCCCCATTTGTCGAGCCGATCCTTGAGGCGCTTCGCGGCATCCTCGAAGCGGTCCGCGGGGATCTCGGAGAACTTCGTGTACCCCAGCGCCTCGGCCATCTTGACCATCCACGCATCCGCTCGATCCGCGGGCAGGCCGCCCTCGGTGAGCATGGCGTGAACCTCGAGCGCCTGCCGATCGGAGACCAGCACGGTCGGCCCGGTCTCCTCGGGTTTCGGCGTGGGCTCGAAGTCGACCGGGTCGTACTTGTCGGAGATCGCCAGAACTTTCTCCATGCGGCCACCGTTGTCCAGCGGGGCGTGCTTGAGAGCGCGGCGAACCACGGCCTTCTTCTGCATCTCGCCCTTCCACGGGCCGTCCCACACGGCGCCGCCCTTCGGCACGGACTTCGCCTGGCGCTCGACCGCATCCAGCTCGAGGCCGCTCATGACCTCGACGTACTCTCCGCCGTTGGCGTACTTCAGGATGGCGTAGGCGGCGATCACCTTGGCGCCCGGCTTGGCATGCTCGACGTGATGGATCGACCGCCGGTTGTTGATGGTCTGCACCTGAAACGAGTCCCCGTCGCGCACCAGCACCGCCTGGACGCTGACCACCGTCCCGGCGCGGTAGACGAGATGCTCCAGGCCCTTGTAGCTGGGCTTGAACTGGATCTCGCCCTTGTAGGGGATCAGGTAGGCGTGGCCCAGGGTCGGGCTGAGCGACAGGCCGGTGAACGCCACGTCGAGCATCGCCATGGCGAAGCTCTCCGGCGTGCAGGTCATCAGGTACGGGTTCTTGCGGAGGATGTTGAGGGCGTACTGCTTCTCGGCCGACCATTTCAGGTCCCCCTCCTTGGCCTTCGACCACTGCCGAGCGAGCTGCTTCGACAGGGATTCTTCGTAACGAACCAGTTGATTTGACATCGGTCCCTCCATTGAATTGACGAAAGGAGTCTACATGCCCAGCGCGTAGCCGTCAAGGATTCTTTTCGGTGAATTAACCTGTGTTAACTGGTGTTAACCGCTGATAACTGTTGCTAGGTATTGCTCGGACGCTACTGGCCTTGCGAGGACTTCTTCTTGTCCTCCTGACGCTTCCGCTCCGCGATGTAGTCCTTCAGCTTGCCGGGCCACAGCTCGCGGCGATCGGCGTAGTCCTTCGCCCACTGGCGCCACTGCGGCCAGGTCTGATCGTTGATCGGGGCGTTCGTCCCGCTGATCTTCGGGAAGGTCTTGTACGCCTCGAGGACCTCGGGTGGCCACGTGTGGAACGGGGGGTCATAGGGATTGTGGGTCCTGTTCAGCTTCGGCAGATCCCCGACCTTCGACCATTGGCTATCGACCTGAGGTTTCAGCTCATCTGCCATCTTCATCCCCTTTCTGCTTGCTGGTGAGGTGGCGCACCCGTCCCATCCCGGCACGAGGCCAGGAGGAACGGGCGTCTGCCCGCCGGAGCCGGTAGACGCTGCGGAGTTGCTTTCACCTTGCGGTGTCGTCGCGCCCTCTCCGCTAACCCGTGGCGCTGCCAGTTGGACGAATCCCCCAGTCTGGCGGCTACGTCACGAACGCTGGTGTTGCCCGTCCGTTCGAGACGGCCGGTGCTTGCAGGGCGGGGAGAGGGTGGGGATAATGACCCTACAGGAGGGGGTATCGCGAGTACCCTCGAATCGCCTGCTAAGCGACCGAGCGAGGGCCAGCATACCACTGGCCCTTTGCTTTTCAAGCCCCGATTTTCACCCCCAGGGCGATCAGCGCATCGTCCACCGTGCGGATCACGCGCACCGGCTTGCCGCGCCAGGTCTTCGCCCACTTGGACTGGTTCGCGTTCAGGCCCTTCTTGCCGTACCAGTTGGCCGGGTTCTTGACCTCCCACAGCTCGAGCTGGCCGTGGTTGTCCACGACCAGATCGGGGATGCCGTCCCCCAGCGGCGACAGGTCGATGTAGGGGACGAACAGCTGATCGAGGACTCCCGTGACCTCCGAGTGGTTGTGGTCACGGGAGACCCGGTGGCGGTAGCTCACTCAACCGTCACGGAAGTCGGCGGCCTCGGCTTGCCGTGCGTCACCGTCTTGCAGGCTTGATTGCTCACGTCCGAGACCTGGTTGTCCACCGACACCGTCTGCATCGTGTAGCACCACAGCCCGCGGGAGCTGACGTGGTGGACATAAGCGTTTGTGTTGCCTGGGGCCTCGAGGACCGCCTGGGGCTCGCCCTGCCACGTCACGTTGATCAGAAACTTTGCGATGTCCTCCGGAGGCAGCGCCTCGCCGTTCTCGTAGGTCGTGGGCGATACCCATCTCACCGTGTTGTCCTCGGCGGCAAAGGCCACCACCGGCAGCAGTCCAATCAGCAGCACGATCATGCGTCTCATGGTCACTCCTTAGTCTCGACTCAGGTCTTTCAGCAGCCCCCACACTAACGCAATCAGCAGCAACCAGGAGATGTACTCCATCAGAACACGCCCTCGAAACGCTGGATGCGACGCATCTGGTCGTTCTTGCGCTCGGTGAGCAGGTCGATCCGCCGGCGCTTCTCGTCCGGCTCGAGATTGGAGACCATCGTCATCCGGATCTGGTTGTTGAGCTTGCGCACGTTGCCGGCGATGTCATTGAGCGACTTCCGCGCCCGCAGCTTCTCGATGTTCTCCTCGCGCATGGACTTGGCTTCCTCCTTCTGGCCGGACTTCTGCAGCCGCTTCACCGTCGAGAACAGCGCATTGGCCTCGTCGAGCATCTCGTACAGCTCGTCGCTGTACTTGGTGATGCGCGGATCGGGGTCGCGCACGAACCTCGAGATCACCGGCATCTCGTAGATCTTACCCGTGGGCGGCTCCGGGAAGTCGCCGATGCGGCGCGTGAAGAAGTCGGCCGCCGACAGCGCATACATGCCCAGGGTGCCGGCGTAGGCGCGGACCGCATGCTCGAGGCGCCGCGGGCTGCGGGCCCACTCGGGCGCAAACCCAGGCATCAGCTCGGCCATCACCCGCGCCGTTTCAGAGGTCCAGGGCGTGTACTGCTTCTCGGGAATCAGGTTCTGCTCGGCGTGACCGACGATCGCCGAGCCCGTGAACATCGAGCGATTGGCGTACTGCTCCACTGCCGGCTTGACCAGCTGCGGGATCGGGTTGAACGCCAGGGTGTCGGAGATCGCCCGGCCCATCGAGCGAGCGAAATCCTTGGTGTCGTCGGCTCCCGAGGTCGCCCTGAACAGCCGCTCCGGAATCGTGCCGAAGATGATGCCCAGCTCAAAGGGCTTCGGGATGCGGTAGTGCGCCCGCTTGCCTTCTGCATCCGGCGGCAGGAAGACGTGCCAGTAGATGTCCTTGTCCCACTCCGGCAGCTCCTCGTACTCGTCGTCGCCGAGGTTTGCGGCCGCGAGCGCCATGGTGGCGGCCATCAGCGACAGGCCGCGGATCAGGAACGACTGCGGGTGATCCTTGTAGCCTCGAGAGAGGCGGTACAGGCCCTGGATGCGGGCGTTCATGAACGGCACCATCGCGACCAGGTGGCGGACCGCCGCGTGATCGCCGCTCATGGTGAAGTTCAGCACGTCGCGGGCCTGGTAGATCGCCTCGGCCTCGGTGCCGCCGGCCTTCTTCACCGCCTCATAGACCGCCAGGCGATTCGCGTTCTCGGTCGCGGCGCCGATGCGGTGCCACGCCTTCCACAGCCGCTTCGGGCTGATGATGGTGTCCATGAACCCGCTGATCTGGTGCGCCGGGACGTGATTGCGCAGCAGCTTCTTAATGTCCTCGGGGTTCGAGTCGTAGTACCCGCCGCCGCCGCCGCCGGCCATCATGATTCGCCAGACCGACTCGTCCTCCTTGAGGGACTTGGCCATGCCCTTGATCGCGCCCTTCAGCGGGTTGCCCTCGATGCCGGACTGGATCCAGTTCGCCAGCGTGTCGCGGATCAGGTTCGCGCCCATGAACGCCGGGTCGGCCGTGACCATGCTGGTCAGGAACCGCTTGGCGCCCACGAACAGGTTGAACACGTCGCTGATCTGGTCCGCACCCAGGCCCAGGATCGAGCGCAGCAGCAGCGGGTCTTCCACCTGGAAGAACTCCGGCTTGCCGTCCCGGTAGACCGACACGACGTTGTGGCCGACCGGAGCGACGCGCCTGAACAGCTTGACGTACCGGTCTCGGTCGGTCGGCGTCATCTGGTCGATGTTCACGCCGTTCGCCGACAGGGCCCGCTCCACCTGGTCCTCAGAGAACATCGCGCCCTGGACCGCCTTCGGGATGCGCGTCATCCCGTTCCCCTCGGCCAGACCCACGACGCGCTGCATGGCGATGTTCTTGAAGCTGCGGTCGATCAGCGAGCTGGTGTTCATCACCATGTTCTCGATGACATCGTTGAGCGGCGCCTCGCCGCCTTTCAGCTTCTTGATGAGCGCCTTTTGCCCTGAGAACCCGCGTTTCTTGCCGGGCGCCATCACGTCCAGCTCGTCGAGGACCCGATAGAAGGGGACGTAGTCGTCCTTCTCCCAGATGCTGCGCATCCCGGCGTCGAGAATGCCGGCCTCCTGGGCCATGTCCAGCGCCTGCTTGTTGAACTCGGTCCAGTCGGTCAGCACGTCCCTGAAGAACGGATACCGAACCCCGAGCGCCAGGCCGCGCTGGATGTCGACCATCGACATGCGCTGCTCTTTGCCCTCGCTGATGAGCCGCTGCGCACGATTGGCGGCTGCCCACAGCTGCCAGTGGTCGATCAGGTTGCCGTCGGAATGCTCGACCAGCGGCCGAAGGATCTCGAGGAACCCCTTGCGGCCCGCGACCGGCTGGTAAACGCCGTCGATCAGCTTCGGCACGCCCTTGCTCATGACCGCCGCCATCACCGAGGCATGGTTGCGAGTGGCAAGCATGGCCTTCCAGGCGGAGTCCGCGGCGTCGAGGACCTCGCCGTACTGCCCCTCCTCGAGGTCTTTCACCGAGGCGTAGGCGTCCACCACACCCTGGCGCAGCTCCAGCGCGTCGATGTTCTTCAGCCGCTGCACCCACCCCCGGGCATGGTCGCGCAGCGACAGCGGCTTGCGAGAGCGTCCGAACAGGCGCTCGTAGCTCGCCTCCTCGTCGGCCGTCATGTCTGCGGAACGGGAGTAGGCGCGATCCAGGTGGGCTCGCGTGCCGAGCCACTCCTCGTCGGTCAGCTCGTCATTGCGCCGGCCCTCCTCGATCCACGGGCCGTTGGCCTCCGCCCACAGCTGCCCGAGGAACTCCCGGGCGTTGGCGTCGCCGCCGCGGGCCCGCCGCTCGAGACCGGCCTGTGTCTTCTGCGCCCGCTTCATGAGCGCCTTGCCGGCGTTGGCGATGAACGCCCGGACCTCGTACTCGCGGAACTCGATGCCCGGAAACACCTTGCGCAACAGACCGAGGATCTTCGCCTTGAGCTTCTCGAGCGGCGCGACCTCGACGCCTGCCTCGGCGATCCGGGCCAGGACTTCGGCGGCATGGTCGCGCTTGTCGAGCGTGGGCTCGAGCGCGGCGACCTTGTCCCAGGCGGCCACGATCTTCTGGTGGCCCATCGCCTTGAGCCGCAGGATTCCGTCGATCGCGTCCGCGAACAGCGGATGCGCCTCGGGCGCCAGATGCCCGAAGACCTCGTGGATCGCGACGCGGGCGGCCCGGCCCTGGGAGGGCAGCTGATCGGCCACCAGCGAGACGACGTTCGTGCCGCGCCAGTAGACGCCCTCGGTGTCCGAGTTCACGGTGTCGTCACCCAGCTCAGACACCGACTGGACTACCTCGAAGCGCACCACCGAGCCCAGCTCCCGCACCATGGGCGCGATCCACTCGCGCACTTGGGCGACGCTCGAGCCGCGGGCCGGCTTCGCGCCGGAGCGCGACGCCATCGTGCCCTGCAGGGCCATGGCCGGAGACCACTTTAGAACCGTCTCCATGGCGCGGGAGTCGCCGCCCTCGATGTAGATGAACAGGTTTTCAGATCCCCATGAGGTCTTCCGGGTCGTGAATCGAACTCCGGACACCTCCATGGCAATGCGCTCGGGCGAGCCAGCGTCCATCAGCACTTTCTCTGCCGCCCGTGCCTCGTAGGAGTCGACGTACAGGCGGATCACGCTGGCGTTGTTGTAGCGGTCCTTCATGAGCTTCACGCCATTGGCCAGCGCAACGCTCTGCCCGCGCATGATGCGGCCCATCAACTTGATCGGCGTTAGCTCGCCGAGGATGTTGACGCCCAGTCTCTGCAGCACGCGATCGAGGTCGGCCTCTTTGATGAGCCGACCCAGAATCGTCTCGTCACCAGTCTTGACGCGGCCCACGCGGATCTTCTGGCCCGGGTCGAACTTGTCCCACACCGGCAGGGTGGCGCCGGCGATCATGTGCTGGGTGACCGTCTTGGTCTTGGGCGCGGCCGCCAGGGCATCGCCCCAGGCCCGCTCGGCCCAGTTGCGAGGATCCTTCGGGTCTGCGGTGCTGGATCCGAATGTCGGGGCCGAGGTGATCCGCGGCGAATTCAGGGCCTCGTAATGCCTCACGCGCCGCGGGGCGACGGCCGTCACCGCTTCCTTCTGCACCCGCGCCCAGGCTTCGTTGATCGCCTCCTGCATCAGCTCGCTGCCGCTGTTCTCGCCGAGCTGCCGCTTGACGTACTCGGCCGCGTACTCCGGGCCGCGCTCATTGAACACCTCGATCAGGGTGGTCGCCCAGAAGGTTTCCGGGTAGCCGTCGGCCTTCTTCGAGACTACAAACGAGTTCATGGCGAAGGCGATTTTCTCGGCGGGCTCCAGACCAGCCTGCGAGGCCGTCCATGCCGAGTACGCCTTGGCGATGCGGTCACGGGCCTCGGCGACAGCCTCGCGCATAACCGCCTGCTCTGCAGGCGAGTGATCCTTGATGTAGCCCTGGAAGTCCCTGGCGGCCTTCTCTTGCATGGCGGTAACCCCGCCTTCGCGGGCCGCCACGATCAATGGGGTGGCATCGAACTTCGCGGCCGCCGGCTCCTTGCGCACGGAGAACGCCTGACCCTTGAAGGTCGGCCCCTCCTTGTCCACCAGCCGCTCCTGGCCGCCGCGCTGGATGTTGTCCACGTTGTCGATCGTCCGGGGCGCTCCGGTCACGTCCCAACGCTGGCCTCGCGACTGTCCGGCGATCTGCGACCTGCGCTGGATGACGGCGAAGACCTTGCCGTCGGTGTTGTCCCGGAAGTAGCCGACGAACTGCGGCCCCGATACAGCGGCAAGCTGCTCGATCTCCTGGAAGGTGTTGATGGTCTCCTTCTGGGTCAGCTCGAGTTCGAGATAGCGGGTCGCCGCCCCGGTGCGCGTCTCGCGAGACACCACCTTGTCGATGACTTTCTTGACCGCGATGGCCGGGATCAGCTCGAGCCCCTCGTCGAAGGTCCCGTTTTCCTTGGCCTGCAGGATCATGTCCTCGCGGCGGTCGTTGAACAGCGAGAACAGCTGCTTCATCACGCCGTCGTAGCCGTCGGTGTTCTTGATCGTCAGGCCGAGCGATCGGTTGAGGAAGTCGTGCATGTCCGGCGCCACGCCCGGCTGCCACTGCGAGTGAGGCGGCAACGGCTCCTTGCCCATCAGGCGCAGGATCTCGTTGAACCGCATCGTGCGCGTGCGCCCAAGCCGCGCCGACTGATGGCGCTCGACCAGGATGGACAGGTCCTCGAGGACCCGGTTGGTCATCTTCCGCGGGTCTGGCGGGCTCATGTCGCCAGCGCGGAACATCTGCCGGGCGACATCCTGGGCGTATCGCTGGTCGGTGTTCGCGCTTCGCAGGATGTCGAACACGTCGCCCATCTTCTCGGCGGGCACGCGCAGCGCCATCATCAGGTTCTCGAGGTCGGTCTCTACCGTCCCCGTCCTTTCCGGTGGCGCCGTGATCGTGGCGCGACCATCGTAGATGTCCCGGAAGATCTGCTGTAGCGCCAGGTGGCCGTACTCGTCCTGAATGTCCTCGTCGCCCTGGAACAGCCCCTGGCTCGCGCCCTTGCGCTCGCCCATGGCGAGTGCCCCGAGCTGCCCGAGGCGGCTGGCGATCGACGAGATGAAGCGCGACTGCGCCTCGATGTCGGTCTTCACCAGGTAGTAGATCGGCGCCGACTCCTGGAAGGTTCGGTGCGTGCGCCCCATGCCCTGGAACGTCTTGTCGGCCTTCCAGCCGGCCTGCAGAACGAAATGGTGGCGCTGCCGGCGGTTCTTGTTCTTCGGCTCCTTGCTGGCGTGATACGAGAACCCGGTGCCGCCCTTCTCGGAGAAGATCAGGATGCGCTTGCGGTCCTCCTGGAAGTCCTCCAGCTCCTTCGCGATTACCTCGTCAGCCCGGACCTCCTCGATGATCTCGGTCTTGCCGTTCGCCGTCTTGCGCAGATACCGCTTGTTCCGCCCGGACACCTCCACGGTCTGGTCCGGGAATGCCTCCACGATCATGTTGATCGGGTTGCCGGGCATCTTCGCGTTCTTGCCGAGCCTGCGGGCCAGCCCAAGCATGTAGTCGCGACGCGCTACCAGCTCTTTGACCTCCATCGGCTTGCCGTCCGGGCCCCTTACGGGCTCCCACTTCACGGTCGGCTTGCCCGTCTTCGGGTTGACCCCGGGCACCGGAACGTAGTTGTAGACCGGGAACTTCTTTTCGATCCAGCTCTCGATGATCTGCGCCGGCGTCATCGACAGGCTCTCGTCTTCCGCCTCCTCGTCGGACTCGTTCGGATCCGGCCCCTTGGCGGCCATTTCCTCGGTCATCGAGCCATAGTGATTGACGAGCTGGACGACGGCCGTCCCGCCACTCTCTCCGGTCGTCACCGCCCTGATCTGGTCGATGACGGCGGAAGTCGACAGCGAGGTCATGAACAGGTTGAAGAACCGCTGGTGGGCTCCCCAGTATTGCGACATCGTGTTGTCGCCCAGGCCAGACCACGCCATCGCCATCTGGATTTCGGTGCGCAGCGTGTCCCACAGCTTTGCAGCATCGTCATAGAGCTGCGCTTCGTCGGCGTCAGCCCGGTGATGCAACGGCTGGAACTTCACCGGCTTGTAGGACAGCGTGCGCGAGATATAGAGGCCGAGCGCCTTCATGTCGCGGGCCACGGTCTCCATCGCTACCTTGCCGAGCGAGGAGATGTTGTCGATGAAATCGGCGGCATTGGCGAACGCCGTTCCGTCGCCCCACAGACCCAGTCGCTGCAGGAACCCGAGGTTGCGCGGCTCGGTCGCCATGGTCGCCGAGACGTACAGCGTCCTGCTCATGCGCAGGCCCTCAGCCAGCCTCATGCCGGCGGCGGCCTTCTTGCTCGGCTGGAGACCCTTCTTGGCGACGGCGTTGCCGAGCGAGTGCGCCTCGTCGAACACCAGCATGCCTTCGTAGCCCTTGCCGGCCCAGGTCGTCAGGTTCTCGACGATCCTCCCGCCGGCGCTGCGCAGGTTGTCGTAGGTGACGATGACCACGCCCTCACCGAACTGCAGCGGCGCTTTCTTGTCGCGCTGCAGGTTCAGCGGGCGGAAGTTGTCCTGGCCCGGCTTGGGCCACTTCTTCGGCCGGTCGTACATGAGGATCGGCACGTCGAGGCCGACCCCCAGCATGTCGCGCAGCGCGTCGGCGCCGAGGTCGATCTTCTCGGTGACCCAGATGTGCTTCTTGTTCCCGCGGCGCCACTGGTCGAGGATGAATCCCGCGATCTCGCGGCCTTTGCCGACACCCGTGCCATCCCCGATGGCGAACCCCATGCGCTCGCCGTTCGGCAGGAACTGCTGGAACGCCATGTTGCCGTAGACGATGGACTCGAGCTGCGCGATCGACAGCTTGCCCTGCGCGATCGTCTCGGGCGGAAGGTCGGGCGTGTAGGTCGGGTCGGGGGGCTCGACCGAGTTCATGGCGGCCGACTGCACCAGGTCTCCAGGGTGCGGCTGCGCCCCCTCGATCTTGACCTTGGCTGGGGTGTAGTCCTCGAACAGCCCCTCTACAGCAGATTCTGCAGGAGCGTTGTCGCCGCTTCCTCCCGCGACATCTGCGCCAGCTCCGCCGGTGACACCGCCGGTGTCCCGTCCTCGTCCTCCGCCCACAGCGCCGCCTGCTGCCTCTCCGGGGGCAGCTCCAGGACCTGCGCCAGCGTTGCCTCCAGCTCCGGCACCAGTGACCGGAGGTCCTTGTAGTCCGCCTTCTTCAGGAACTCCACCCCCATCAGCGCGAGGCCGACGCTGTGGATCTGCTTCGGGTCCTGTAGACGACCCTCCGGCAGCATCCCCAGGCAAGCCTTGTTCTGGGCGTTTTGGTTGAGGAGCTGCACCTTGTTGATCAGACGGTTCAATGGATGATCGGCCATCGCGCTCCTCCTTCGTGCTGAGATCGTTATAGAGGTCCTGCTCATCAGCGTACTGCTTGAGCATGACCATGTAGCCGGGGCGCAGCTCCTTCGGGACGGCTGCCTTGATGACCGCGATGAAGTCGGCCAGCGTCCGTCCGGCCGCCTTGAACGCGGCGAGCGCGGCCTGGAAGTGCGGCTTGGCCCTCGCATACGCCTCCTGGTCGAAGCCGGCCGGGAACGAGTTGAGTCGCCCGCCCTTGCTGGCGCCGAACAGCTCGGCCAGGCCGGTCAGAGCCTCGTCGATGCCCTTCACGCCGAGCTTACCGGCTTCGCGGATCAGCTCGCCTGCGGTCTTGTCCGTAGCCGCCTTCGGTCTGGGCTCGCGCTTTTCGCCGGGCTGTTTCGGTTCGCGGGGCTTGGCCTCGCCGCGGGGCTTCTTCGGCTTCGCGGGCTTGTCGGCCTCTGGCTCCTCTCCGGGGGCCTCCTCCGCCTCGTCGTCCAGGGCGAAGATGTCCTCGATCAGCTTGTCGCGCTCCTCCTTGGAGATCGCATTCGGATCTTCCTTGGGGGGCAGGTCCTCGCTGTCGACCTGCGGGTTCTCCCAGATGGGCGGAACCTTGTGGTCGTGAGGGATGCCGACGGCTTCAAACCAATTCGAGTCGCGCTGCTCCCCCATGGCCGGGGTGATCTTCTCGCCGGACTTCTGCGCCCAGGCGAGCTGCTGCGTCATCAGGTTGAAGATGCCCTGGTGGATCCCCAGCGGACCCGGCTGCGTGTCCATGAACTCCGGGACGGCGCGGATCGACTCCACGGACCATCCCGGCATCCGCCCGGCCTCCTCGCGCTTCTTGCGCTCTGCCTCGTCGCGGGCACGCTGCTCGGCTTCTTCCTTCTCGCGCTGCTGGCGGCGCTCCTCCTCAGACTTCTTCGCCTCCTCGGCCTTCTCCGCGGCTACCTGGCTCTCGAGTTCGTCGAGGCGCAGCAGCAGGGCGCTCTTGGCCTTCTCGAAGTTCTTGCCTGGGTTGAGGTGTTCGGCCGCGTTCTCCTTGAGGGTCGGCTTGCCATCCTTCACCTCGATGGCGTCGTACCAGACCTTCATGATGTCGCGCATCACCGCCCGCTCGTCGCCGATCGGGTACGGCGTTCCGCGGTACATGGGCGGCTTCGCCTTGCCGTCGCCCGCGAATTCCGGGTTCACCAGGTAGTTGTTGATCGCTGGCTTAGGCGGCCCGATGAACGCCGCCTCGGTGTCCTGCTGCAGGCCCATCAGCGTGTCGACAATGTAGGCTTCGCCGGCGCGGGCGATCAGCTCCATGTTGTCGGACCAGTATTTGCCGGCCTGGTTGCCGTCCAGCTTCAGGGCGGCGCTGTAGAACCGGGTCGGCTCTCGCTGGAAGTGGGTGTTGCGCAGCCACTCGACCATGTGATCCCGCGGCGTCGCATCCGCCGGCATGCCCCACCAGGTCTTCTTTCCGCGTAGGTAATCGAGCGCCTGAGACTCGAGGTCGGCCGACCAGTCCTTGTCCTGGTACTTGAGCGCCTGGACGACATCGACGGTCGTGGCCAGGGTCGGCTTGCGGCCCTCGACCACCGTGCCGTTCAGCCAGTCGAGCGCGTGTGTCCACTCGTGCGCGAGCGACCCGTCGCCGTGTTCCTTGGTGATGTTGATGTTCGGGACTTCGTCGGGCTCGCCCGCCTTCGGGTTCTCGACTTTCTCGCGATCGCTGAAGTGAGCGGCCGCGCCGACGCCGCGGCCCGTCCGGCCCACCGAGAAGTGCAGGGTCCTGTTGAACCCGATGGCCGACGGCGGGATCCCCATCAGGTCCGCCAGGTCCATGAACGCATCGAAGGCGTAGTTGAAGTTGTCGCGAGACTCCCGCGACTGCACCCACTCGCCCATGTCCACGTCAGCGAAGCCGAAGGTGTCCTTGAAGTCCTTGGCGGAAACGTCCTTGCCCTTGCGGATGTCGCGTCGCCCCTCGCGAATCACGCGATCCAGGCGCGGGTGGCGCAGCTGCTTGGTGCGCTCCTCGGGGGCGTCCTGCTCCTTGCCCTCGAGGCTGCGGGTCTCGCTCCCGTAATAGTTGCTTCCCGGGAGTGGGCGCACAAACGGGTGCCACCACCGGAAGTGGTCGCGCATGTACCGCTCGAGGCTCGTCGCCTGCTCGGTCGGAGAGTAGGGCGAGTTCGGCGTTGGCCGCTTGACGTAGTACGCGGTCAGCCTGGTCGACGCATCGAGAACCGAGTCAGAACCCTCGAGCGAATCGTTCAGCTCGCCCACCAGCTTCTGGTATTCCTCGGTCACGGCGAGGATCTGTTTCTTGATCTCCTCGACGTAAGCGGCGTCGCGCTTGGCTGCCTCCTGCAGGCTTCTCTCGAAGGTCCAGCCGCGGCGCCGGAAGATCTGCTTCTTGATGTAGCTCTTGAGCGGCAGGATCCGGTCGCGCAGGGCCTCGACATATCGCTTCGTTCCGGGCGTGGCGCCCTCGGCCAGCGTCGGGTTGAACAGCGCGATGCGCGAGGTGTCCTTCTCGATCTCCTTCCAGGCCAGCTCGAGGTCGGTCATCGCCTCGACTTCGCGACGCAGCTCGTCCATGCGGCGCTTCACGCGGGTCCCGGTGGCCTTCTCTTTCTCGAGCGGAGCGCCGTCGTACCATGCCTTGCCCTGGGCGGTGCGCTTAACCCACTTCTTGGCGGCGTCGTACCCGTCGCGCCGCGCCTTCATGTTGTCGCCGGTGAGCGTCGAGGCCGTCTTGCCGGCGAGCATGTGATCCCAGCCGGCTCGGAACGCCTTGGCCTCCTCCGCGTCGATCGGCAGCTCCGCCTCCTGCAGGGCCTCGGTCAGGGCGGCGTCATAGACCTCCTGCGTGCGGTATTTCTGGCGGTCCAGGGCGCGACGCTGCTTCTTGGCCTCTTTCTGCAGGCCCTCCCAGAACTCCTGGTTCTCTTTCGAGACCTCGCCGACGAACGCCTTGACGTTCGACCATGCCTCGGCCTCGATTCCGTCCTCGGCCTTCTGCTGCTCGATGTAGCCGGTCACCGCCGTCATGGCGTTGTCGCGGAAGTTGCCGTCCTGCTCGGCCGCAGTCATTACGGCCTCGAGCTGCGCGGCCTCGCGGAAGGCGCGGTTCTTGAAGCGGCTGGTCTTCGAGGCCACCTTGGCCGGGCGCTCGGCCGCGTCCTTCTCGGCCTTCTGGCGCTCCCGCTCCGCCTTCTTCCGGTCTCGCTCCTCCTGTTTCTCGCCCCTGGCCTTCTCCTTGGCGACCTGCTTGCTGGCCTCGCCCTGGAACTCCTCTGCCAGCGCGACCGCCTCCTCGAGCGTATAGCCGTGCTTCTTCTGCAGGGCCCCGGTGACCTTGTCGATCACGTCGTCGACCGAGCCGTCCTCGTAGGCAGACACGAACTGCTTGATGAACGCCACCCGCTCTGGGAGCGTTGGCTTGCGTGGCTCGCCCGGCTTGGCGGCCTTGGGCTTCTCTGCCTCGGACAGGTACTCGGACGCAACCCGCTTTGCGTCCGCTGGGCTCAGGCCGTGTTTCGCGATCAGGTCCTCCTCGACCTGGCCGATCGCGGAGTTCAGCCGCGCCCGCAGCTTCCCGGGATCAAGCCCGGTTGTACCCTTGAGCCGCTCAGTCTCGGCGGCGTTGGTCTCGACCACCCGGCGGATCCTGGAGATGAACTGAGTCCGCTGCTTCTCGTCGGGCGGCGCCTTCGGCTGCGCGGCCACTTCGCCTGGTCGCGTGTCACTGATCTTCCACACCCGGGCCTTGCCGGGCATGGTCATCGACACGTCCTGCACGACGCTGCCTGCGCGAATCCCGAGGTGCAGGCGGCCGAATCCCGGGAACGTCCGGCCCTTGCTGCCGTTTGACGAAAGGATCAGGTCGCCCGCTGGCGTGATGCCCGTGACCTGAATCGCTGAACCGGGCTTGCCGACCGGGGTCAGCCACTTGCCGACCAGGGTCGGCGCGGCCCGCTGGAACTCCTGGCGCTCGGTCTCGTCCGGAAGGCCATCGACATGCTCTGTCTCAGGCGCATTTTCGGCCGGCGGCGAAAATTCACCCTCGGTCGGCCCTGTTTCCTGGGCCTGGGGCTCGGCATTTTCGATCGGCGGCGGCTCTACGCCCTCGATCGAAGGCAGCTCTCCGGGGCGGGCGGACTCGCCACCGACGGGTGACGGGGGAGGCAGTTCTGGCCCGGACTGCACTTCCCCCGGTGTATATCCGGGTTTCCCTTCTTCCGCAGGCGCCTGCGGCTGAACCTCGATAGGCGGACGAACCGACTCGCCGCCCACCGGCGGCACCGGGGCCGGCTCTGTGACTGGGGCGGCCTGAGTCGCCTGGCCGGCGGCGGCATAGGCGTCGTCCCAGCTCTTGAATCCGCCGGCCTTCGTCCCCTGCTTGTCGTAGGAGAACGTGTTGTCGGCATGCTTGTAGATCTTGAGCGCGTCCTCGTCCCAGACCAGCTCGGCGCCGGGCTCCGCAACCGGCTCCGCAACCGGCGGGGTGACCGGCGGGGTGACCGGCGGGGTGACCGGCGGGGTGACCGGCGGGGTGACCGGCGGGGTTGTCGGCGGTGCGACCGGCGCGGCAGGCTGCTGCCCGGCGTCCGCGATCAGGTCGTTCAGCCTCTTGAGGGTCGGCAGCAGCTGGCCGCGCTTTTCGAGCGCGTTGACCGTCTCCTGGAGAACCACTGGATCGACGCCGGCGGCGAGCGCCTTCTGCACCAGCGGCTCGACCGTCGGCTTGCTGCGCGGATCCATGCCCGCCGGGTACTGGATG